AGGATATTATTCCTCGCCTTTTTCTTTAGGTAATGTATTTAGTTTATCGATGAGTTCACGACTTAACCGACTGCTTGTATCGATTACACGTTTGTCATCTACTTCCTGTTTATCTACAGGTTTTAAACCAGCTCTATCGAGCCAATCTTTAATAGCTGTTACTTTTGCACTAGCTGGAGTATCTGGATTATAAATTACTTCAAGGAGCATATTAGCTACCTCATCTGCCTTGTCCATAAATTTCTTATCCATGCGTTGTTTGTATTCCGCCAATGCTTGCTGTACTACTACGCTTTCTTCCACGGTATTCCCCTTTGGTCTATATCCAGCCGCCTTTAGGGCTTCTGATTTACTGCCAGTCAAAATCTTTGTTTGTACATAAACCCTTTGTTTATGCGTTAAGCCCTTTACCTTTTTTCTTCCTGGTTTAGGCTTTCTCATATGTAACCGCCTTTGCTATGCGTTTAAGCTCCCATATACGCTCTACCAACTCATCGGTTGTATGCGTTGATGTGAACACGTATCCATTATTTAAAAGCAAGAACGAATTAGCTTGTCTGCCTTTAGTGGCACGCAATACTTTGTTGTTGCGGAAGTATTTTCTAAACAATTCTTTTGAGGTTGATACGTTCATAGGCATGATAGCGTATACTTCTCTCATGGCTACTTTAAAGCCATATCCTAAGTCAAGATACATATCATTAATTGACATATAATCCCCTCTTTCTCAAATCAAAATAGGTATCGCCCATAAAAGGAGTGACCTTTTTGTTATGTTCATCACCGCTCATTTCTGTAATCCAGAACCCACTTAAACTAGGGCGGATACCGCTAGCTTTAAGGTAATTAGGGAACGTTTGAAACGATGATTGACGTAATTCCCATACCTCTTTAACGATAGGTTTCTTTGTGTACTTATTATGCTCAATGGCAACTTTAGGTACTGCACTAGGCTCATGAAAATGTTCGAACCATGTTACATCTGCATTAAAGTAATCATAGTAATTTTTTGTTTTACGATTTTTGTGTAAAATATGGTGAACGTAACAATTTTTATTTACGTTGAAGTACAATAAGCCAAACTCACCTTTGTATAAACTGCGATTACCAAGTAATGCACAAATCATTTGTTCAACGCTAATATAAGCGTCATTATAGGCTCTAGCACCATGGTTACCACCAATTACACCTAGTAATTGCCCACTCTCATATAGAGGACGAATATCTTCAACCAATGCGTATACCTGTTCATCACCGACTAATGTCTCTTCTAATACGCTACCCTTTGAGTGTTTTGTTGTGGTATTAGTGCTATCACCGCCAAGAATAACTTTGCAATTTTCGCCTAATTCTAACAAATTTTTTACTGTTTGCTGTAAATACTTACGATTATTTAAGCCTTCATGTACATCAGACAGCACGGCTAACTGGCCATATTCACTATCTAATCTACACTTCATAATGTGCGGTAGAAATGTCTCCGCTAATGCTTTTGTAGTCATGCACGCTCCTAGTTTTTTAGATATTCTTCTAAATTACCAAACTGTGCGTAATACAATGGCAATGCCCTTTTAATATTTTGTTTACAAGCTGATTTACAATTTTTAGCTGATGATTCTGTAATTTTATATTTCTTTGCACACTGCTTGATACTCATACCATAGATAACAGTATCTCTCCATACATACCACATCAATGGTCGCACCTGTTTCAAAAATACTTTTAGCCAACATACGAAGTGAAGTAACATCATGCGTTCTTCTTTGCGTATGATGATTTTTTCTGGCGAATCGCCATATCTCTCCACCATTGCGGAAAGTTTATCAACTTTGCGATATTCTGCTACTGAATTGGTAAATTCCCAATTCCTCATAATAGCATTGATTTCTTCGACAGCACTATCGCCACGCTGTTCAAAAAGAGCCAATGCTTCTTGTATCATCGACTCTTTCATATCACTGTACCTCTACTATCTGGTGTGAGACCTTTAGGGCAACGGGATAGGTATCTACAACTTACGATAATACCTACCCCTATGTCCTTGCCTGTTTTCTTTTTTCTCTCACATGATTTTAAGTATCGTACATTTCTTGATTGTGTTTTTAAATATTCCTCTATGAGGCCTTTATTCTCTCCTAATACACCAACATTATAGAAGTCACCAGTATTTCCGTAGTCAACTACGAAATAGTGAACCATGTAACCCCCATTTAGTATATCGTAATATACTATTCCACAATGTCATACAGTTGTTTAAAAATCTCTGGGTCGCAAGGATATTGCTCACCATTGACACCAGTGATAATCCAATCACCTGGGTTTGTTTTTACAATACCATTTAAAGTAACTAGGTACTGTTCTTCCTTAGTTTCATAAGCTACTAATTGATTAGGCTTGTGAACAATTTTCTTGTATTCTGGGAAGTTTTGAATTAATTCTAGTCCCAACTTAACCGTTTCAAGAGCGTAATCTTGAGACAACGCACGAGCAATACTGCCATGTTCTGGTACAAACTCTAAAACATCATCAGATACCATAAACTCACGAGTAGGAACATCAACACCGCTCACTACTATGCTATTATCTAGTTTACGCATTTCTGTGTAGCCTAATTGTAACAAACCGCCTAATACGTAAATGAATTGTTTTGTTGTCATAACAATTTTCTCCTTAATTTATGCATTTCTACTATGTTTTTAACCGTATTCATATTCATCTGTGAATTGGTTCGTTCAATCAATGCAACCAGTTCCCCATTATATGATGTAAGTTTTTCAACCTGGTCTTTAAGTGACTGGATTTCTTCATTTGGATTTACAAATTTTACACCATGTTGTTTGGCTAATCTGGCACGATTATCTCGTTGCCCTTCTCGATACGCTTGTAATCGCATTTTCATATCTGCAATCTGGTCCTCGAGTAATTCTCCATAATCTCTATATTCCATATTATTTACCCGTGCTTCCAAATCCACCTTTACGAGGACCACGAGGGCAATCATTTGCTACTCTTTTGTATTCTTGGAAAATACCTTGTGCAATTTTATCGCCCTTTTTAACTACATAATCTGTAGCAGTGGTATTTTTAAGTAATACTTGGATATGACCTTCGTTATCTTCGTTATCGTAATAATCGCTATCCACAACACCAACACAATTGGCAAGCGTAATACCATACTTACCAGCCAAAGAGGAACGAGGATAAATAGCTAGGAACTCATCGTCTGGGAGTAAAACTTTTAAACCAGTAGGTATTAGGACTGTTTCACCAGCCCCAACTACCACTGTTTCTGCTGACCTTAAATCATATCCAGCACTAAAATAAGTTTCACGCTTAGGTAATTCAATATCGGTGCCTTCATATAGCGATATAACTTTAAATTCCCTATTAGGTCTACAATCGTTTGGGATTTTCATATAACCATTTGGAGTTTTCATATCGTATCTCCTTATTTAAAGCTAAACATACCATTCGTAATACCAGAATATGTAGAAAGTTTTCCGTCCCATTTTTCGACTTGTTTAAGTTGTACCATTTCTGGAGTTAAGCTAGAAGCCACTTGTGCATTGTAATAAGCTTCAGCGTCAGCTTGGATACGTTTAGCTTGTGCGTCACCTTCAGCGACTGCTACTTTTTTCTTAGCTTCTGCTTCAGCACAATAGTTAGTTTTCTTTGCATACACATCTACGTATGCTCGATGTTTATCTCCGTCATAGGTAACTTCGATATATTCGGAGACATCTGTCCCACTAACTAAAGCTTTCCAATTCTGTAATGTCTTACAAAACCAGACAATGAACATTTTATCCGTTGTAATGTAGCTTGAATTATAATGACATTTATTAAATAACACATTACGTGCCAAATTAATTGCTTTTTTCTGCATATTATCCATGTCTACTCTCCTTTTAATGTCTCTTCGTCTACAATCTTTTCAAAGGTATCTAATGCTTGTATAAGTAAATACTCAACCAATATCCAGTTCTTACCTCTATCAGTTAACTTACCTTTACCTTCTTTGTGTACATCGGCTCGTATTTTAGCACCACGAGCTAAGTCAGCCAAAGTATCACGCTCTCTAACGATTTGTAGCTTACCATCGTCAAGATAATCACGAATTAAGGAGTCCAAACGAAGCCAAAACTCTTTATAGTATTCGGCGTCAGTCAATTCTCCATCTAGGTATTTACAAACATGCGTATCCATTTCGTCATTAAGGCGTTGAAATGCCATTCCTAAATCCATTTTATTCATGTTAATTCACCTCTTACTGGTTCTTTGGGTTTCTTTTTATGTGATGTAAAGTCACATGATAATTCTTTGCAGTTTTCACACATACCAAGCATTTCTAAATTACATAAACTAGGGTATACATAATTCAAACGCTCATAAATGGAACGTGCTAATTGTCTATGCTCGTCACTAGCTCGTTTGCATAATCGTTGTTTCAGATACTCAAGCCAACATCTTAAATTACCAGTCAAGGACAATTTAACGTTAGTTCCTAATGGTAATACATAGGACGCTTGCTCAACACTTAACCCAGCATTACGTAAGTTATTGAACATGGTGACTGACGTCTCATATGCAGTACTTAACAGTGATTTCTGTTTACTTGTTAGTGAAGTAAAGTCCGTAAAAAAACCATTGACAGTAATATCCATGCCACGGGTTGATTGCACTGTAGGACTAAAATGTCGGTGACGACTTAGCTGTGCTAACACTTTTTGACTACATATAATGTCAATGGATACCATAATGTGTTCTAGCAACGACCAGTGACCAGATTTGCATGCTTTGATTAAAGAATCTAGCGTGCATTTCTTACCATAACACTTGCTCATTGCATTAATGGCAACATCTGGTTCTGTATAATGTTGTAATTCTACGTTATTCATCATGCTTCAAATTGAGCCTTATCTTCAACGTATTTTTCAAGTTTGATGCGAGCTACTTGGATATCATTAGCAAAATCTTCTAATAAATATCCTAGTTGTTCATCTTGACATTCGCCAATCACATCTTGAACCAATACTTGTAATTGTGAATAAGAATCATAGACAGATACTGCTGACATAATGTCTTGCATTTGTTTACTGATTACTAATTTTCTCATGGTATTTCCTCCTTTAGTGCATACGATTAATTATCGTAATGATATACATAATCGTCATAATAAGTTCTAAACCAATTGCTGTTACTAACAAGCCTAGTATAACACGTACCCACTTATCCAATCAAATCACCTTCAATTCCGAAATAGAGTTGTTGATGTACAGGAGTTGGGTCATCTTCGATTAGAGAATGATGTGATAATTCACTGCGTACTTTAATCGCTGGCTTTGCAATTTCTATAGCGTTCTTGATAGCTTTTTGTACGTGTTCGTAGTGTGTTTCAGAATACCAACGGGTAGAGTTGCAATTAAGCCCACAGATACAAAGAACATCGTCTTTACGTGAACAATACGGAACTAACTCATCAGAAACGAAACCAACGAATCGATATTGTGTTTCACCATTCCATTTACGTTGTTCAATGTTTACTTCAACATACGCTGGTTCGAAATCATCTGGCACAAACCAAAGTTCATAAAACATATGATGTGGGCCATAGTCGATAATTACACGTTCGTATTGTTGACCTTGAACCCATACCTTGTTTGCAAACAATCGTGTATGCTCTGGTTTGTAATTGTGTTTACTCCACCAAGCCCAGATACTTGCATATGCATAGTCTTTATTTTCAAAACTAGCGATAAAACTGCGTTTATGTTTTAAGCAATTACGCCATACTACTAATACTTTCATTTGCCCTCCTACAATACTATTACGTCTAACCATTGTCTTCCAAATTCAATTGCTTCTTCATATGTATTAACAAATATATCTATAGTCCCAGAATACCCACCACCAAATCTATCAGCTACTACATATTCTCGTCCATTGATAAGAACATGTGTGCCTAAAGGCAAATCGTCGCTTGCTACAGCTCCGACATATGGGTATTCCCCATTGGCCATAACGCCACCAGTATGTGTATAAGCACTTACTTCCATTACCTGTGCATGTGCTACACTACCTAGTAAAGCCAATATACTAATTGCTAATACGAGTAATAATCTTTTCATATTTCCTCCTTTAACGAATATAACCGCATACAGGGAAAGTAACTTATGGCTGAAAGGAGTTAAGAACCACAGTATTACTATCCCCAAACGGTCTGGCGGTCTCAACGGGATTTGAACCCGTAGTCTTCACCTTGACAGGGTGACGAGATAACCCTTACTCCATGAGACCATGTGGAAGCGGAGATGGGACTTGAACCCACACTATACGAGCTTATGAGACTCGTGTCTCTGCCATTGGACTACTCCGCAATGTTGGTAGTGGTGCTAGGGATTGAACCTAGAATAGAAGAGTCAAAGTCTTCTGTGTTGCCATTACACTACACCACAACGTTGGTACCCCTAGTAGGACTCGAACCTACATAACCTTGGTTCTAAGCCAAGTATGTTTGCCAGTTTCATCATAGGGGCATATGGCACAGGCAATAGGAATCAAACCTATATCTTCGGTTTTGGAGACCGACGTGTTGTCACTACACTATACCCGCATGGAGCCACTTACTGGAGTCGAACCAGTACCAAATGTTTACAAGACACTCGTTCTAGCCATTAAACTAAAGTGGCATGGTGCCGTTGGGAGGATTCGAACCTCCGAAGCTATAAGCGACAGATTTACAGTCTGTTGTCTTTATCCATCTTGACTACAACGACATGGCTCCTGAGAAGGGACTCGAACCCCTAACATTCTGGTTAACAGCCAGACGCTCTACCATTGAACTACCCAGGAATACAACACCACTACATATGGTCGGTATCGAACCCACCGTCTACTCTTTGCAAGAGTTATTCTACCTGTAAACTAATACGTAGCTGTTGTGTGGTATATACAACCAAACACCCATGGTGCGTTCGGTCCTTTACGGCAGTATATAAGTACCGAATGGTGACCCGTGGGGGAATTGAACCCACCGTACTCGCTGTGAAAGAGCGATGTCTTAACCACTTGACTAACGGGCCATGTATAAATGCCTACCCTAACTGGGAAGCCCTTATGTGGAGGAGAGTGTGGGATTCGAACCCACGGAACATTTCTGTTCGACAGTTTTCAAGACTGTTGCATTAATCCAGGCTCTGCCAACTCTCCGTGTATGGTGGAGAGTATTGGAATTGAACCAATGCTAACATAGGGCTTCAACCTATTGCTCTACCAACTGAGCTAACTCTCCATGTAACAGCCCAATAAAGGGCTGTACATCATGAATGATAAGTTTGGAGTGACTACATATATTATGCAGTAATATAAAAGTATTGTTGTAATGTCTGCCACGCTGACAACATCTAGCCAGACCCTGGCAAAACAGGAAATCCGTGGATTTAATAAGCGATTGAAGATTGATGATTGAAAGCTTAATACGAATGATTAATCTAGTTTAATGATTAAGGGCTTATAATTAAGGCTTAAAGATTATAGATTACCACCCACGCTTGTATACTCATCTACTTACAAAGCGTTTAGAACATGTCGTTCTAACCAATTTTCTTGTATCCTTTTTATCAGAAAGGGTAGTTAGCTGTTTTCTAGTAAAGGTAGGTGCAGAAACAACTCACTGCGAACAAAGACACCTGGGCCATATTCAATGTTGACCGACAATACAACAATAAAAGTCTAATTAGTATTCAACTGTGATTTCTGTTACTTCTGTCGCATGACCTAAGATAGAATCAATTTCAGCTAAATAGTTTTCGATGTATTCTTTAAAAGACATCAAGTTTTCAGCTAATTTATTAGGGTCTAATAATTCAACTGCATATTGGTCTCGTAATTCTTTTTCACGTTCTTGACGAACTTTACCAGACGCTTGTGTTACAGCAGAAAATTCTTGGTATAAACGTTCTGTAACTTTATCATCAGCATGACGTTCTGCTAATTGATATTCTTTGGAGTTTTGCAATACTGCTCGTTGCATATCTAACACTACTGTTTGGAGTAAGTCATTTAGATATTTCTTACGAGCAATCGCTGAAGCGAAAGAAATATTTTCTACTTCATCAGATTGTTTATCGACACCAATAAACTTCTTAACGGATACTGTGTTAGTAGCATTGGCTTGCATGATAGCGTTTGCTAATGCTTCACGACGTTTTAACTTATCATTTAAGGATTGGAAACGTGCCTTTGCATCAGAAACCCAGTCTTTTTGTTTTAAACCGTCGATTACTGTTCTATTAGATGTAGCTACGGCTACAAACTTAGTAGAAGATAATTCGGCAATTTGATTATCTAACACTTTCTTTTGTGTTAACGCTTTTCTAATTGTCATTGTTTCTTTTACCATTCTGTATCTCCTTATTCACTAAAGATTAACATATAAGTGAAGTTGTATTGGCGTGGACTCCAGTGTTTCTCAACTTCTGTATTCATTATACCATCGCAACTTCACTATGTCAACACTTAAATGTGAAGTTTTTGAAAAATTTTAACGGATAGGGCAAACGCCTTGTGAACACTCTGCTCTATCGTCTAAAATTTCAAATTCTTTACCCATATTACGACTACTTAATTCCATTGCATTTAGCAAATCTGGGTCAAATGGTTTCATTTTAGATTTTAATTCTTCGTATTCTTCCTTTGTACATTCTTCATATGGCATTAAAGGATAATACGTAGAGTTTAATTCTAAGAATGTAACGCCTAACATATCGTCCCAATGGTTATATACAAAGTCTTCTACTTCTTCCCACTCATCTGGTTTGACAGTAATGGTGTTAGAAGTATTCATATCTGTATAGAATTTCTGGAACAAGATATATTCTTTAAGCTGTTCCACCGCTGGAATATCAGCTTTGGTCACTTCAGATGGACTATGTACAGGAAAATCAATTACCAATGTAGTAGCTGTTTCCATGTCTTGCCCTACTTCTGGGTGTATTTGCCAACCTAATTCCTTAGCTGTTAACGCTAATGGGTCATGTGCATTAACACGAATACGTCTAATGAAATATGGTGAATGTTGCCAATGTACCCCTGGTGATACACCATTCGCTACCAGACTTAATGAACCCTCTGGCTTCAAAGCAGTCATAAGTAATGGAACAGGTGTTTTTAGTTCACTAGCGATATCTTCGCCAGCTTCATGGATTACATTCCGTAACCATTTTAAAATACCAGCTTTACCACCAGCTCTTACAAATGTATCGTTAGACATTTTAGCAATAAAGTCTTGCCAACCTGTCATAGAACAACCTGTTAATCTATCACGATGATGTGCTACATTCCAACCTTCTAGTTCCAAATCTACACAAGTCATGCGGTAACCAGCACGAGCCGATAAGACAAATGCTTCTTCTAAGCTATCCCAGTCAACATTACCTTGCTTATCTGCAAATGCAACCATATTAACTGTTGTTAAATTACATACAGCGTTAGGTGGTAAAAGGATTTCGGCACACTGTCCTGTCATTACTCCATTGAAAATACCTGTATGGTTTTTATTCTCTGTGAAGCAGTATACTGTTGGGCAATTACGAATACGCTCAATACCTGTAACAGTAATAAATCGACTTGCATTTCGATTTGGATTAGCTGTTAATACTAATCTGTGTGTGCGTAAACCTAATTGCATTAGGCGTTTTGTATACCACGCAGAAATAGTTAATCTATAACAAGGCTGACAGAAATACTCTTTCTTGGAGTCAGAGCCGTCATTTACAGGCAATTCTTTAAATCCGCCGTCTTTCATTTTAGACACGGTGGCGTGGCAACCTAATGTATTTAATAGGCGAGATACACGAATAAGGAAATCCTTATCAATAGAAGTAATTGCTAATGCACCATCTTCTGAATTAACGCATCCATCACTATCAAGTAGCCCTGCTAAGTAGCGGATTCTGTGTTTTACACTATCACCAACATCTGGTACTAACTTCTTAGAGAATTGTTTAGGTAATCTAACTGTATCTCTGTCTTCACCTTGTGTGATTATACAGTAATTATCCTCAAAGATTTGGGCAAGTTTTCTCTTGTCACCATATAACCAGAGTAGTGGTTTATTCTGAACGCCATCGCCCGCATAGAAACCATGAATATATGGGTCAATGTCACTATCGTCATACATACTAATGATAGTTGGCTGTTGTTCAATGACTGGGAATTCCCATTTTTCTAGCTTATCGCCGATAGTTAAATCACGTGCTTCAACACGTTCGTCTCCTTGTAGTACAAACTTATGGTAATCTGTACATTCTAATTCGTTACCATTAGACAAGTAGACACGATACATTGGTTGGTCATAACCTGTAACACGAGGTGTAACAACACTCCAATCATAACCATTCCATACTGTAACGTCCTCATCTACAATATCCACAATACGAATATAACCATATTCTTTTGTCAACACCTCTGTGTCAGGTGAAAAGCATGGATTGACACCAGCAAAATCAGCACGTCTACGTTTTGCTTCTGCTACGTTGATAATGCCAGGTTCACCAGATGTTCGAATAGAGTTAAACAACTCATGTATTTTTTCACGACTAGGCCGTTCTTCTTGGAAAATACTATTATTACTCATGTATCTATGTTCCATACCAGGTTGAATATTATCCTTAGCATGTACACATTCTTCATCATGTGGGTCAATAATAGCAATTTCTGCCGTTCTTCTTCAATCTAATCTCATATTACTACGAGGATTGGACTATATCATCCCAATTAAGGGTCGGACGCTATCTCTGGTTATTAAGTGGACTATACCACTCCAGTAGTCTCTGAGCCTTCCTACTGTGTACAGTAGGCTTGGTTGCTGATTACCCTACTATAGGGCTTCCAGTCAATTCATCCGAATTGGAGCAAGAAGAAGAGGCATAAGTATTTACATAAGTATCGAATATTTGTTTCTTTTTATAATTATATACAGACGGCAAATCCATATATAACAATTTACCAAATCTAATAGCGTGTTGCGTATTATTGATACGTAATTCGAAGCAGTTATTGTGTTTTCTAGGATATACAGAGGAAATAATTCCGTGTTCCTCTAGTCTACGTTGTATTTCAATCAGCACGTCATAAGCACTAGATACAATGTGAACGTTTAATCTTGGTGTTCTACAGTCACGTCTATGTCTAATGACAAAACACCCGTCTGCGTCCATAATACCTAACATATATGACCATTGGACTGATTTGCTAACGCCCACCATTTGACGGTTGGGCTTATAATCAAACACTCCGAATTTATTGAATGTATTTTTCATTCCTCTAGGGAATTTTAATTCAAAACTATCATTATTTGCTTGTACTTTCTTAGAACTTCGTTTACCTCTATTTTTATATTGAACTAATGGACAATATAAATCACGAAACATTCTAACTATATATTCATCTGTAGATGTAATCCCCATAGTAGGGTAACTCTTACCATTAAGCTTTAGCCCTTGTTGATAAGACCCATCTGCTGAAATATACCCTATAAAGTAAGCATCTGTGCTATTAGATAAAGAATTTAATTCTCTATACTTAATTACTTTTCCTCGAACAGTATACTCACGAAAATCGCTTTCTATATTTCTCACCATATCGAGAACCTCCTGTTATTCTTTATTTAGTTTACTCCCCCAACAACTACATTTTGTCCAATTAAATTGCATATATCTAAACAATGGATAGGTCTTAATTTCCCGTTCACAGGTTTAGAGGAGAACAACCCCTCTTGGATTACTCTATGAATTTTTGTAAACATATCCATAATTGACTCGTAACCACTAGCGGTTCCGCCAAAATTAGAAAGAGTAGCACCTTTAACACGAATTTCTGTGTAATCTAACATGATATGACACGGAGCGTCATGGTTTACTAAGCACAATAGATATGCTTTTAAAGCGTCAACCCAGCCTTCTTTACTGTCACCAATGTGAATAATACACATATCTCCATCGGTTTCTACATAAGTATTTTCTCTACCTTTTTGTTTAGTAGAATGTTTGTTGTATTGGTGATGTAAAATAACATTCTGTCTAAAGCGTGGTAATTCCTTTACATCGCTAGGTAGAATACGTACACCAACACCAGTGCCAACCATTAACAGATAGAATAAATCACATAATGATTTAATACTATCGATTACCACGAAAGAGCAATTAAAGTTAGCTAACTTCGTTTTTTTGCTGGCTTCACTACCGCCAATCCATAATGAACGACCACTGATGAATTGTTTTAAATTAAACATGTTATCGAACAAACGTTGTGCTTCGTAAGCAGAAGTGGGTGCCAATGAACAGTTGTATTCAACAGCTCTAGCACATGTTTCTTTCCAAGTCTCACGTCTACCTTCCTCTGGCAACCAGCGAGAATATGTTCGATAATATACAAGCTTCGCTAGATTTTCCATATGCGGAGGAAAATCTGGGTAGCTTTTAAGGAATTCTTCTCTCAATAAGCTCATTCTTTGTGATACCTCTCCACTAACTCACACTCTTTTTGTTTCCAAAAATGACTTTTAGGACCTAAAATTGAGTAAGAAAACTCATCTGTCTTTGGGTCATACTGGATTGATTGTATTGTAATGACACCCTTTGGTGTTTTTACTTTGTCATACATATTAAATTTTTGGACGCCCATATAAATCCTCCAATAATTTAACTAGCGTACGTAAGACAACGCCGAATGATACGCCCCATACAGTAGGTACCAACCATGTAATCAAACTATGTTCCTTCATAAAAAAGTACGGAACAAAAGACAACCACGCTAGTAAACAGGCTATCACGCACGCTCTAATGAGAGGAGGAACTAGATTATCATATATCCAATACAATAAATCTTTCATACTCTATCTCCTATCTGATACGAAAAAATAACAGCATTATCGTAGATTACAATAAATGCCATATACTGTTCTGAAACAGCAACGAACAGGTTTGCCCCATACGTACGAGACAACTCCTGCCCTGTCCTATAAGCCAAAGCTTGTAATTGATTAAATACGTCCGACAAGTTTGTCATCTCCTACTGGCTGACGAGTAGCACGGCATACATTTTCAAATATTAGTTTTGAATCAAAATACATACGTGATAAATGTTTCGCTGTAGCGTCAACGTAACGTTGAGATTTTTGAATATCAGACACTCTCTCCCATGCGTCTAATACATCTGGGTGTTGTGTAGATATTCTATCTCCCTCATTAACTTTTGAAGAAGATTCCCTACTTATCTTTGCTTGGAGTGCTTTAGCTCTACGTTCGTAGTCCATTAACGACTTGCCTAAATCGGCTGACACTTTTTCAAAACTCGCTTGTAAAGCAGAAGCGTCTTTTAAGATAGCAAATGCCATAGAAGCGTCTGTCTCATCTAATGCGTCAAACGCCGCATAAATTTGTTGGTAATTGTCATTCAACTCAGCAAGGTCATTAAACATACATTACTCCTTTGCTCTTGTGTTACCTTGGAAGTCCATACGTAGACGCTCGATAAATTCAATTGCGTCAGCTTCTGTAGCACAAGTTTTAATAGGTACTTGGAAACCATTAGGCAACATGCCTTTTACTTTGTATTCAAATACTTTATTGCGGTCTTCTTTGTCTGGAATGTTTGCTACATATACAGACACCACATCTACAAGTTTTTTACCATCTTCAGTTAAGATAATCATCTGATTCTACCTCTTCCTCATACATAATCTTTTCTATCTTACGTTCAACCATACTGGTCCACATTCGAAGATAGATACAACATTCATCTTTAGACGCAACTCCTAATGTTAACGCTAAGTCAACAGTGTCAATAGGATTGTCTGTGCAAGAAGCTAAATCCTCCAAGCACAGACCTCCATCGGTTACATCTCTTAATTCTGTGATAAACACAATATCACTATCATGTTCATCATAACTTGATACCAACCACATCGTAGTTGATGGCTGGTGCAAAATAACCTTATTCTTTTCCATGCACCATTTCTGGGTCCACAGCAAGAACTGTTAAACCTTTAGCTATAGCTAGAAGTAACACATCTTTACTGTCTTCGCCAGCCCCTTTGATAATGGATTCGATTAATGCACAGCACCCCATAACCAATTCCATACCAGTAATATCTTTAATTTCGACAGATGAAGATGTCGCAAACCCTGTGCGTTCTTCGTTGATAACTGCTTTGAAACTTACAGATAAACCATTTTCTTTTTCATTTAGACGTTCTGCTGATTGTGCCATAATTCTTCTCCTTAATAAAAAACAGTCTGTCACAATATGGTCTTGAAATAACCACTATATCGCTATCATCTTGTTCAAAATACTTATGAACAATCTTAAAGCCTTTATCCTCTATCTCATCGGCAACTGCTAGTTCTACGCCATTAATTAAAGCATGAAACAAATCTTGCCGAAGAAGATACGCAAAACCTTTAATGTGTATTACACCAGATTCTGCTTTTTTATACCATGTATCAGAGTTGACATTACGTTTCGATTCAATGGTATAGACTTTATCACCAATCGTAGCTTTAATATCGCCACGCATTTTCTCTACCATCTCATCGTTAGCTAATGCTTTGATAATATTTGCTGATTTTAACGCCCCAGACATTGGTACTAGATTAGCTTCTATTCCAATCTTTTCTAACCATGCGACTAACTCACGTTCAGCATTTCGACCATTACGACGATTGCTTTTACCACGTTTACTAGCAGATGATAATTTCTTGCCTTTATGTTCTAGTTTTCTTTTAAGTCTATTTTCCTCTTGACGAGGAGACAAGATTGACTTGTCCTTTGGCGAATACAATCCGTAATTATCACATATCCAACACTGGTCTTTCATGGTCCTACAGTTTTTAACAACCTTGCAATTCTTCATCTTTATCACTTAGAATCGCTAGACCAAGTAAACAATATACAACTACATCATATAGACGTTCTTTTGCGTCTGGTAATGTTGTACCATGTTGAAGTAGTGCCAGGTCATGTTTGTCTTTAAACTGCATACAAGTTTTGAAAGCACCTTCTTTGGTAACTTTACCGAACTGACGTTCAGCACTTTCTTTAAAAGCAGTAAGGACATCATCTTGATTGGCGTATTGTTTGTTTTTCATCAAAAACAATTGTGCAATTTTACACAAGTGATTAGAACACAAACTGTCAAAATCATCGATATTAATTGTCTTCATGTTTCTTTCCTTTCTCGCAAAACTGTGCAACGTTGCAGTATCTTTCACACTTAGTTCCTCCCCATGTTTCTGAATGTCGGCATGGCGGTGGCATAGTCTTTGTTTCTAATGCCTTCACTAAATCACCAGCCTTTTTCTTCATATATCTTTCGACCCACACATCGCTAATCTTATTAATTGGTACTAAATAACCAGGGCTGGTAATACCACGTTGCGTAGCAATATATGTATTGCCGTCACGTACGATTACTTCACACACTAGATTAGCTACAGGTTTCTGTAGTTCCTTTTCTATCTTCATACGATAATCATTTAATTGGATTGCTAAATCAAGGCGATGTCTTGGTCCACCACTTCGAATCTCATTGCGAAATTTAGGTTGACCCTTCTTCGCACCTGTCTTATATACTTCGCCAGTTGGTACACGCTTTGTATATAATCCAAGTATTTTAGCTACTTTCCAACTTCCATAGGTTTTATTGTCATATAGCGTTCCACCATTTTCAGCTGAATAGTAATCAAATGCACCAGTAGAAGTACCGTCATCAAGGCGAACTTCTGATATACCTTCATCATCTGTGTATTTTTCTAAGTAATCATGTACTTTCGTACCATGTAACATAAAAAGAGATGACTTAGGGTCAATAGCATATTCTTTTGTAATTTTGAGATAATTCTCTCGTGTTCCAGCAAGTAGTTGTGTTGTGCTAGGTGTTCCAGTCCATTCACGTTGGTCTGCAAGAGCGATTAACGTACGTTTAGATAGGCACCTACCAGCTGGACAATATAACTCACCAGTATTTGGATTAACTTGTCCTTCTAATCTGCATGCAGTTAGACATTCGTCTATGCCAACTTCGTGACCGTCTGGACAAATATATTTTGTGTATGGCATTATATATCGTCTCCGTATATTAAAACACATTGTTTATTTTCAGTTTTGTTATAGTCATCACGCATATTGTCACGATAAGTATCAGCGATAGAACTTCTTAATGGATTATGGTCGTTATAAATCTCAACTTGTACTACCATATCTAATGGATACTCCATCAACTGATTGATTAGTTGTCTTACAGTCACGGTTATTTCCTCAATTCTTTGTTATTATCAGCCAATAGCAAAATACACGTTTTCCCAATGTCTGACTTCCTATATTCTGTTCGTGGTTTATCTGGAAGAATATCTGTTATATTACCTTGACAATAATCCCAAGAGTAACTAGCACCTACTTGAACAACAGTATTTTTTGGGTATTCTTGTAATTTTTCTATTAATTGTTTTACTGTCATTGTTTTTCTCCTTTACTTATAAGTGAAGTTATATACGTGTTTAAATCTATTTTCTAATAACATTATACATCTTATCACTTGACTTGTCAACACTTATTAGTGAAGTTTTAATCAAATTGTTCTTCAAGTAAAGACGTATTGTTATTGTATTTGAGTTCCATACGTATTGGACCATAGATACCATCACGAGCTTTTTCGACTTTCATACGAGTGATATTTTTTAACTCTTCTTGCTTTTGCAAAGAAAGCCCTGGCTCTTTTTCTGGTCTCCATAACATAATAATAACGTCACCACTAGCTTCAATGTCGCCAGTCATACGCAATAAATCCATAGTTGGTTCGTTATACGTATTGGCACCACGGTTTAATTGACTCAACATGACGAGGATAACATTGTATTTCTTAGCTAACCCCTTCATTTTTAAAGCCTGTTCAGAAGCTCCTTCATACGTGCTAGCACCCTTGAGATACGTAAAATAATCAACAGCCACTATATCGACTGGACCACCTAATGTGTTTTTTCTATTAAGAGCAACAATACGATGTTCAATCTCGTCGATATTAAGGTTATTGTTATCATATATCACAAGACGTTCTGATAATTTAGCTTCTACTTGTGCAATGCGTTCATCGCCATTCATCACAAGTTCTCGTACATCTGCCAGACGTATTCGTAATATCTTGGCTATAATACGTTCCATAACCTTTCCTTTAGACATTTCTAAAGAAAAGAATACAGTCCGTGCTTTATTTTTAATTACTTGACGTAATAGATACTCAATTAACCAGTCTGTTTTACCAGCACTGGAATAAGCACCAACTATCATCACTTGACTTTTAACCATGCCACCTATACATTTATCCAAGTTTTGGAAATGAGTTTTGTATTCCCCTCGCATGTACAGATTCTTTAAATCAGAGATAGCTTCAGTAGTCGTAGAAGCCTCTTGAACTAATTCGTCAGTATCTTCTTGATAGCTGTCGAAAAAGTCTTTTAATTCAGCAAATTCACGATTCCAACGTTCACATAACTTCTTAATAATATCAGCTTTGAATAACGGGTTCGAAACTGTTTTCAAGAAATCATGAGCTACGTCATATTCGTCCTCTTCTGATTTACAATTATCTAGCATAAGCCATAATACATACTTATCAATATGTATTTTTGGTAATGTACTTACATCAATACCAGCTTTTAAAGCGTCATTGAAGTCTTTAATGCCTTCTGGTAATTGCAAAACCCTAACTGCTATACGAGGTAAGATTTCACGGAAATAATCTCTAACACGTGGAACACGTTTAATACCTTCTGCATCATTATCTGGACAATAAATAATTGTAGGTATTTTTCTCAATGCTCGTGTTAACGTTCTTAACTGGTCTTTATGAACCTCATTGCCACAATAAGCTACTGTAGCTAGTCCCATTTGGTGGCCGCTGATTGCGTCCATATAACCTTCAACCATATAAAGCTCATCTTTATTTTTAATTTTGATAGCTTGGTCTAGGTTATACAACAATGCAGATTTATCATACATGATATTATTTCTACTATTGATGTATTTAGGACTTTTATCAAACTGTCTACGAGCGATGGCAACAGGTTGACCATATTCATTACGGATAGGAATTACCAATGTATCATTATCAAAGCCAAGTTCAAAGGAAGAAATAGTTTCATCAGTAAAGCCACGCTTATGTAAATAATCAATGACTTTATCAAGTTGTCCTTTAGCTCTGTCAATAATAGCTCTATGTGTATCTTCCACTTTCACAGCCTTACGCCAATCTTCATCAGCGTCAATATTAATATTAGCTTCGTGTGCTAATTTTTTAATAGCCATAGTACGAGATATATCATCGTAATCACTTACAAATTGAATTATATCTCCACCGCTTTCACAAGCGAAACAATAATAACTGTTTGTTTGAGGATAGATAACTAAAGGTGTTCCCTCATCACTTCCGTGAATAGGACATCTGCCTTCGTACAAAGAACCTTTTGGTCTTAATTCTGTGAATCTGCCTATGTATTCTACTATGTCTATTTTTGTTTTTAGTAGGTTCTCTACACTCATATATACCTCACATATTCATTAACATGTCAAAAGAAAATGCGTCGCTATGTTGCGTTTGCTTAGGCGTTTGTTGTTTCGCTTCTTGCCAACGTAACTCTGTTTGACGAGCCTTAGCTGATTTAACAACATCATATAATGTCATTTCTTGGTGACCATCTTTTGATTCCAAGTAGTCAAATACGATGTTAACAATATCTGGGTCTTGTTTATAGAAAAACCCTCGTGTTAACCAAAATTGTCTACTCGGTTTACCACCTTGGAAAGCTTGCTCATTTGTACATTTCCTAATATACAACAATGTTGTTTGTTGTAATTTTTTAGCGTATGTCATATATACCACCTCATTTTGCGATAATATATGTTACCTCATTCTGGCCATGCTTCTTTATATCGATGTCATCGATAGTTTGCACAGCAGAAAAGCTTGAACAAATAACATTTACCTCACTATCTAAATCGTTTACATTTCTTACTAAGTTATTAATCAGTTCTCTTGCAGTCATTGTTGTTACCCCTTCACAACACCAAAATACACGTACAACGTCGCAGTTTGTAATTTAATACCTGGTTCACATTGGATTGGATTATGTAATCGTTTACTAGACGATACAATATATCCATCTTTGCTCAGTATGTCTAAATGAGTATAGATAGTATTACGGGCCAGACCACCCATATCTTTACCCATTGTATCGATATTAATAGGGGAGCATTTGACTCCCCCAATTAATACACCGTTAGCTGTTTTAGCTTTTACATAGCCATGTAAGACAGCTGTCGTAGGTCCATACTGACTTAAAATAGCTGGATTGACTTGAATTACCATGGTGCGTTTTCTGTACCAGCTCCATGGGTAGCAACCCATTTATTAGCCGCTTCTTTCATGTCTGGTTTTTGAGCGTTTTTAGCTAACCATTCGATATAATCGATTGGAATTTCAGAGAAATGTTTACCGTTGTGTTTACCGAATGTTACCACAGGGTCTTCTCCTAAATTAGAAGCCTGTGTTGGTTCTGTGTATACGGGTACGTCGTCCCAATCTGATGTAGTTGGTTCCATAGTGTTTTCCGTTTTAGCAAACGTTTCTGGATATTCATAACCATCTGGCAATGCCCATACTGGCAATTTAGGTGTTTTGAATTTACCTTTATCATCAGTTTGCACCCAAGTTTGACCTAAGCCATATAGGTATCGACCAATACCGAATTGAACAGCGGCACGTTTAATGGCACCAGAAGCACCACCTTTAATAGCTTCAAAATCTGTTAAGTTTGCTACGTCTTGACGAGTAACGACTTTTACATTACCTTCTTCGTCTTCAATGCGTAACGTTAATGTACATACAAAACCTTTATAATCGGTATGATTGCCTTGTTTATCTAACTTAGCAGACACACCCATATCGATAGGTTGCAAATGCATATCCCAGTTTGCTGGACCTACGGCTTCATCTAATCTGTTCATTACGCCACGAGCAGTGATATAAGCTAACACTTGGCAAGAACCATTTTTCACGAATTTTTGCGGACGCCATTCAACATCATCTGGGTGAAAAGGCTTTGCTAAAATGTCGAATACTTGTTTTACATAAGTTGAATCCATATCATTCTCCTTGTCTTAAAAACACTTATAAGTGAAGTTATTTATAATAAAATAGCCGACTAAATGTCAGCTACATTACCATACATTACTAAAGGACGAGTTACCTCGTATATAATACCACCTTTGGAAATACCAGAATCTACACCGCTATGAAGTATTTCAACTGCTTCTTCGAGTGTGTCAATAGATGTGTCAAAATGATTTTCCATTCTTAATAAAAAGAACGTTTTGTTGTTCTCGCCCATTGTATCACCTCATCTTCTTTAAACCTCATAATACGAGGGCTTAAATGATAACAGGGTAAACCATGACGATAAACAAATCGTCTGACTTGTTCTTCTGATACTGATAATAATTTTGCTATATCTTTTGTTTTTATCAATTCCATTTTACTAACCCCCTTTGTTGTTTCTACACTTACTATACACCTAACACCACTTGTATGTCAAGTATTGTGTTGAAAAATTTTTGACAAATTTTGATATACTATATATGAGGTGATAATATGGCAAAGCGTAGAGGTAATCAAGACGGCACATTTTACCAACGACCAAATGGGACTTGGTGCGGACAAATAATGATTAATAATAAACGTTATACAGTGTACGCCAAAGGTATACAAGAATGTAGACGTAAACTTAGAGATAAAATTAATACATTAGAAGAGTTTAAATCATCGTCTATCTTATTTTCAAAATACGCAAACCACGTAATACAGGACCAATTATCAAAGCAACTAATTAAGGCCTCTACTGCCAATGTCAAGAAGAGTGTTATTCGCCGATTTGTAGAAGCGGTTGGTGATATGCCATTAAACGCTATTAATAAAGACATAATTAACACATTTACGGCTCATCTTATTGGTAAAGGTTGTACTCGTAATACAATTAATACATGTGTCGGAGGTATATTATCAATTATTAATGTTGCGTACCAAAACGAATTGATACAATTCCCTATACATACATCTCTAATCAACAAAGGGCCTCAACAGCGTAGGCAAAGAGAACTACCAGATATTAATGATGTAAAAGATATTATCGAAACCTACAAAGATAAAAGAAGATTATTTTTGTATATACTTTTATATACAGGTTTACGTGGAAACGAAGCCATTGTACTTAATTGGGGCGATATCGACTTTAATAGTTATAAAATATATGTCAATAGAGGGTACGCTAAAGTGAATGGTGAATATATTGTATCTTCTCCTAAATCCAATCGTATCGGAGAGTTTGTACAATTTTCACAAACACTATATGATATATTCCAACAATACCAACCTGGTAATGGTAGTATATTCCCATACACTACAACGAGGTATACACTAGACAATATCAGACAATCATTTAAAAACAAGTTATCTAAATATGGCTATAAAGGTGGACTACATATGTTACGCCACTTACATGCTAGTATCTTGTTAAGTAATAATATAGATTTAAAAACGATACAAAGCCAATTAAGACATCAGAATATAGATACAACAAACAAATACCTACATGAACTGAAAAACGATATACGGGAAAGTATAAAACGTTTACGTTTCTAATGCAGTATAATTGCAGTAACTATATCTGCAAAGCCAGATATTATCTAAATAATTGATTAAATCTTTAAAATCATGTATAATTCGGTTCGCCAACTATAAAAATACGCATAAACACTGCTTTTCTTATAGTCTCTGCATTTGTAATACGCCAAATAAACCACATAAAATAGACAAAACCACTTTAAAATTGTTTATATTGCAGTAATAATTACAGTAATTTATTTTACTTTTAGGTGGATTTCTACCACAAAACATATTATAATATAACTAATAGGAGGTGAATTATGTGGAGACTATAGGAGAAAGAGTTAAAAGACTAAGAGAAAAACGAGGCTGGACACAAGCACAATTAACAGCACGAATGGGAGCAAACAGTACCACAACACTTTCACGTATCGAAAACGGAGTTACTAAAGAAATGCGTATACCGATGGCACAAAAACTAGCGGAAATATTCGATGTAACTCCAGAATACATTATGTACGGAGAAAATATTAATAATCTATATACAGAAGAAGTCTATAGATTTATTATGAATCCGAAAAATGTAGAACTCATTGACATATTCGTCAAAGAACAGATTCTCAAAGAATTAAAGGAAAATTACAAAAAGAAAAAGGAGGGCAATTAAGCCCTCTTTTTTGCTGTAATGAAATCACGTATAACTGTATTATCCAGTTGCATGATGTACATATTACCTTTTTTTAATTCTTCTAATTTTTCTCCAAAGTATGCTAACTTTCTAGCCTTATCTTTAGACAATGTTTCGACGAAAGCCATAGGTTTACCCTTTTTTGTTCTCGTATTCTTAATTTTAGTAATAAGTGCGAGAATATTTGTATTGCCATCTACAATACTATTGTCATAGTCAGCAAACATATCAGTAAACGTATATCGTAATGTAGCAAACTCCATTTGACCATAGCTTTCTTCTTGTTCGCCAGAATACACAAACTCACCTTTAGATTTTCGTTTATCTTTAAGCCAGTCTATATATTCTAGTAATTCCCACCTGGTTTTGCTAGTGTAATTATCACACGCACCAGAACGAACGATATTTTTGAGAACAGTCTTATTCAATTTTACATTATCTACTAAAAACTGTTCAGCATTATTTCCATTTGGTACAATCGAATTGCCTACGCCAGCAATCAAATTAAACCCTAATGTCACTGTACGATTTTTACCGACACATTTCATTTGACTAACACCAATATCTGGTGGCAACACCTTGATGTTAATCTTTTTACAATGCTCGATAAGAGGAGAAAGTTTATCTCTACCGCTTGTATCTTGCCCAACTATGTCTATTAATGACGCCATATATTCTGCTGTATAATGTGCCTTAATGTAAGCTGTATACCAAGCTAAAAGCCCATACGCCGCAGAATGACCTTTGTTAAATCCGTAGTTAGCAAAAGTGATAATCTCATCACATATCTCTTGCATAATGTCTTTAGGAATCCCATTCTTTAATCCTCTTTCTAACATATCGTCAATGACTGGTTGCATTTCTTCTGTAATCTTGCGACCAATAATACGACGTAAGTTATCCGCTTCACCATAGGTATAACCGCATAATTCACGAGCAATCTTCATGATTTGTTCTTGGTATAAAATAACACCTTCTGTGTCATTTAGGATAAGCTCTAATTTAGGGTGAAGATATGTAACTGCTTCTTCACCTTGTCTACGACGTTCGAAGACTCGGACCATGCCAGAATCTAATGGTCCTGGCCTAAACAATGCTACAGTATCAATTAAATCTTCTACTCGTTGAGTATTAATGGCTTTAACTATATCTGTCATGCCACCAGATTCAATTTGAAAACAACCTTGTGTAAATCCAGCTCTAAGCATACGAGCCGTGTAATCATCTTGTAAAGGTATGTTATTGATTAATAGTTCATCTGGTCTACCAATACGCTCTAATGCACCATCTAATACATCTAACGTTTTAAGACCGAGAATATCAAGTTTCATAATTCCCTGTTTTTCAAGCAAGTGGAAGTCTTGTGCCGCTACTAGAATATCTTTATTCTTTTCTACCGCACACCAGTTACTTACATCTTTAGGGAATACTACAACAGCTGACGCATGCGTACTATACTTTTCTATGTGACCTAAAAACTTTTCAGCTAAGGCACGAAGCACATCATCTTTTACATCTGCTAAATCATCAATTTTACTTGATATAGCGTCTATATCTGCTGGAGCATAGCCTAACGCTTGACCAGCACGTTGCAACGCTGATTTAGGTTGTATATAACTAATTGTTCTAATCTGATACACTAAGCCATACTTTTCACGGATATAATCGATAACTTCTTCACGTCTTTCAGAAGAGACATCAACGTCAATATCTGGGCTTGTTACACGTTCTGGATTAGCGAATCGTTCAAATACTAGATTAAATCGTATAGGGTTTACTTGTGTAATACCAGCTAAATACGCAACTAAACTACCGCCAACAGAACCACGTCCTGGCCCAATTGGTATATGTTTACGTTTACAGAATTCTAACATATCATGAATAATACACATATAATTTGTGTAATGACATTGTTCTAACACATTAAATTCATGTAATGCTTGTTCTTTATACTGCTGGCTATTGTCTTTCTTTGCAATACCTAAATGTTTCCACCCTTCGTTACACCTATCTTTTAGATAACGTAATGGGTCCTTACAATCAAATACTGGAAAGTTTTCTTCTCCCATAGGGATTTCAACATCGCATTGGTCTATAATGTTAGATACGTTCTTGAAGTATTGCGACGTATCGTAATCGAAGAATTTAGCCATTTCTTCCTGGCTCATCATATGATAATCACCAGAAGCATAATACTCACTATCTTCACCTAAACCAAGCCATGCACGATGAGTATCGGTATCAGATGGTAATACATAATGGCTATCACCAGTAATGATGATAGGAATGTTATATTTGTTACCTAGCTCACGAACCTTCTTATTGTATTCATATTGTTCTGGAAAATCATGTGGCTGTATTTCCAAGTAAAAATCATTACCAAAGATTTTATGCAAGTCGTGAATCATGTTATCTGGGTTTTCATGACTTAACACACCAGCGATACATGCAGTACTACAAATAAGTCCTTCATGACATTCCTCTAATATCTCAAAACCAATTCTAGGTTTTCGATAAAAATGTTCTGTGCCATATGTAGCAATCTTCATGAGGTTACGATACCCAGTAAGATTTTTACATAATAACAGAATATGATAAGTTTGACCGCCTTTTACTTCTGGCTCGATGGCAAAATATCCTTCATAGCCTAAGATAGGTTTTAAACCTTCTTTTTTACACTTCAGATAAAATTCCATAAGACCAGTAGTAGTACCATGTTCTGTCATGGCTAAAGCAGTATAGCCAAGCTCTTTGGCTCGTTTTATTTTATCGTCTATAGTAGCGAATCCGTCAAAATATGGAATAATCACTATGACTGTGTAAATCGCAGAAACTCATTCCCAAACCACCTCCTTTTATAATTTAGCTGATAATTCTTTATCTAGTATTAGTGACACATTGTCTTTATATTCATCTGGTACACTATTAACTACTGGACTTTTAATTTTGCTAATAGCTAAGTCTACTTCTTTTTTTCTTTCTTTAAAAGCTTCATTGATAACATCAGTTACCTTAAAAGTCTCTCCATTATAAGTCACTTTTTGCCCTTTCAAAAAGGCTTTAATAACCCTATATGCACCATCAATAATAACGTCTAATACCGTGTCCTTGTGTCCATATAACACATATCTATCCGACAGTACCTTAATTTTCACAACGCCAGCTTCCAATAACAGTTCTCCAACATCAATAACTATATCCCATCTACGTCTCATCGCTTTACACCTTCTAACTTTTGTAATTCACTGGAGTATTTCAAAAATTTACCAAATAATGAAGAATTTTCTTTTCGTAAAAGATATATCATTTCTTCATTATCTTTAATTTTAGATTTAACTAATTTAATCTTTTTCTTTACTTTATCTATATTTTTCATTTTATTCCTTCTTTCTACTCACTTTGTTCGTATAATTACTTCGACTAAAGTCTTCGTAATTACATATTTTTCTTTATACTTTATATATAATTAGATAATCTAACATTATCTAATTTAATAAACAATTACGGGCAAAACTCTATGTTTTGCTATTCATGCGTTCAGTGAATACTTTTTGACGTATTCGCTTCACTACTTCATAACTAACGTTGATTATATTATTTAGTAGTATTAACAAATACTTCGAACCAACCTTTAGGTTGAGTGAGAATACGAACCAAACTTGTTTGGTGAGTAGTGTTTACTCATTCGCTTCGCTCTTGAGAATTTACTTTGTTTGATAAATCAAACTTCGTAAATTATATTTATATATGTATTTAATTTTGGATATAAAAATCCCTAGGTGCAACGTTTTTACGTCGCAACCTAGGAAATGTACCTCACACGCACCTACTGCGTCCACGTGTGTATGATTACTCAAATTAGTATCACCCCTCTTAACACACCCTAGAAAGTGTCAAGCAGAAGCCACCCGTTTCATTTAATCCTACTGAAAATAGACAGACCTATCCTATAGGACAACAAGCTGAAACTTTACTTGTCTACGATGTCATGCGAAGTGACAAAGGGTCGAAGTTGACCAGACGCCCCCCTTGTAGTTATGGCTACAAAAATTAAAGCCCGCTCCCTTGCTCCTACTCTAGGACGAACAAGGGTCATCGTCGTGTATCGAGGGACCATTACTGGTCCATCAAATCCTCTTAATTGCCCCACGTCAGGCTCGTATGTTATTCACCACCCATACGATAGCGAATCTGTCTATGCCCCAGATTATCCTATTCTATTGTCAGAATGTAAATGTAACCCTATACTACACAAGTCAACACGACTTGTTACTTGTGCCCTTACGGACGTACAGTAAATTCGCAATACAATTTACATCTGAGTGCTAATCAAAACCAAGGAAATTTAACCTATAAACACATATAAGCCTTGATTTGTTAGCGATTCTAAAGCTGTTTTCTTGAGATTTAATATATCTCTCTTTGTATCTTCACAATGAATATCTTCTTCGTTGATATGGTAAACCTTAACACCTTTTGGTATTACATCTAGCGGTTCACCATATATACTGTAAAACTTACCATTAACTTCAACGCCATATTCTCTGGAGCGTTTTTTTAAGTTACGTTCTAGTTCAGCGTCCCATAACTTTTCGTTTTCGATAGTTTTAATTATGGATATATCATCTAAAGAATGAATAAGCCTACCATCATACAATTCATTAAGCATACAAACAAGCAATTCTTTTAATAGTTCTTCTTTCGTCATTTTTCTCCTCTTTTCTTTACTTTTTAGTGAAGTTGTATTTAATTAAAAAACAAGTCTTCGACATATGCTCTACGGCCACATCGACTTGTTACTTCGTATTATACACCACATACTTAGCAGTGTCAACACTTATAAGTAAATATTTTTATGAATTTTTGATGAAGAAATTTTCATTCTTCATCTACAGCCTTATTATACCATCACTTCACTTGTAAGTCAAGTTCAATTTTTGATTTTAGGCATAAAAAAAGAAGGGGGCATATTGCCCCCATTAGTTGGTATACATTTTGACTAGGTTATAACGTGCATAGTACGTTGGGTCCTTGTCAGTAATGTCATATTTAGCACCATATATAAATTTACCATTGCGTTTTTCTACGCCTACTTCGTGATGGAATTTACCAGCACGGAAGTTTTCTTGTGCGTAAACATCAAGTTCATGTCTATCTGGTACTTTTACATCAAATGTTACTTCTGATGTTTGATTCATGACTACTTTGCCATCTTCAAATTTTTGTGTTTCGTTTTGTTGTAAGTTAAATTGTTGTTTTTTACCATTTACTTTTACTGTTACGTGAGGTTGTTCGATATTAGCTTCAACATCTGTATCCTCGGTAACATACGTTGGTATATTGTTTTTATATACTAATTCTTTTTCTTTTGGTACATATGCAAATGTAGTTTTTGTTTGTTGAGAACTATTTACACTTGCTATTTTCGTCTGTACGGGCGTTTTAGGTTGGTCAATGATAGTTTCCCTATGGAACATTCTATACCCACCATACAGAGCCACACAGGTCCCTAGAATCGCAAATATAAAAACTATTAACCTTAAATTAGGCTTCACATAGTTCTGGGTGATATTGGAAATAAATTGCTTTACCACGAATAATGTCACCACCTTCTCCGTCCTCCTGTGGAAGTTTTAATAAGTCCCAACGCATATCTGGGTCACTATCATGAATACCATATCCATCAATATCAGCCCATTCAGCATGAGTTTTTACTCTATCGTATACGATGTCCCAACCCTTAGCTTTACATATCTTATATACGATTTTAGCCATCGTATCCACTTGTTCATCAGTTGGTGGCTCCGTACCAAACTTAACTGTACCGTCCGCCCAAACGCCAGCATCAAAGCAACAAGACAATGAAATACCAATATTATTAGTGTTCCTATGCCAAGTATGCTCGCAATACACATCAAGATTATCGTAATCAGAATAGATTGTACCATCGCCAAGAATGTTAATATGATAGTGGTCAGAAGTGTCTTCATAGTGATTTGCTCCCCAATGCAGAGTGATTTTATCTGCATGGCATACACTAGCCATGTATTCAATATCGTTTAATGTATATTCCATATAACCTCCAATAAAAAGAGAGAAACCCTAATCGAGTTCCTCTTCAAAACCAGCAAATTTGTCTGCTTTTTCTTTATTTTTTGCTTTGCTTGCTTTTGTGCCGTAATGTTTCAATTTGTCTGAAGCAGACATATCTAACGCCTTTTTAGCATCAGATATATTTTTCTTTGTAATATTCATAGCTTTAAGCTCTTCTACGCTAACAGATTTTGGGTCGTTAATGTATTGGTAAATTAATTGTTTCTTCGATGATTTTTCATTTTGTGAGTTAGCATAATTGATAGAACTCATATCGCTATTAACTGAATCTAAGATTGGTCTAAAACCTAACATTTTAAGTACTCGTTCCTTATCACTGTAATCACGAGTATCAACGCCTTTAGTCCAGTCGTGTTTTTTACCAGTAGCACCTTGGTAGTAATTAGCAAAAGCTGGTGATAAATCATGAGCCATACCAAGAAGTATATTATTAGCTGTATTATGATTTTTAAATGATTCCATCATATTACCTAATGTACCGAATGTAGGACCGAAGAAATTATCTGTCGGAACCAAGTCGCCTACACCAATGTTACGGCTAAAGTCTGCACCGATAGTAGGAGCTGGTAAACCGTACATAGCGAGTAATGCTAATTGTTTCTTAGTTTTATCATTGCCAGCCCATTCCATAATTGATTCTTTAATACTGTCTGTAGCTTTTTTATTTCTAATCCATTCTGCAAATGGGTCGGCTAAAGATATACCTGGAATACCCATTAGACCAGCCATTGTCATATATGAACCTAGAAAACGTGCCATTTCTTTCTTGTTACCGCTCTTAAAGATATCGTACATAAATTCTAGTTCTTTAACTGAGTATTTTTTAAATTGAAGAATGAGTTTGCCTAATGTACCGTATTTGGTGAATAATTGAGAAGCGTCTTTATCTGAGTAGTCAAAGTTTGTCTCACGTACAAAGTCAGAAGCAATATGTTCAGCTTCGGTTTGTGATTTACCTTCTGCAATAGCTTTTCTAAATGCGTGTAGTGCGGCTACACGTCTTGTATATTTATCCATTCGGTTGAACATATCCATTGATTTTTCGAATAATTTACCTAATTTAACTTTGCCAACTTTCATATTGTAAATACTTTTTCTATTTTTTAGTGATTGAGTTTCCATGGCCGTATCTTGTAAATTTAAACCAATGTTATTGAACATTCTACGTTCAGCCATTGTAATGTTCTTTGTGCTGGGTCCAAACATAGTTGCGTCGCGTACAGCTTGTGCAAAGTCTTTAGTGTAACCTGTTTTAGTCACAATATTCATCAATGCACCAAGTTGAGCAAGTGCCGCTGTAGGTCTAAACAAACCAAGTTTAGCGACTGTAACAGCTTCCATACTACGATTCATTAAATCAGTAGCGAATGTCTCTCCGTAATGTTGTTTAATCCAGCCATCGCCGATAAGTTCGTTTACTGTTCTGTTAATTGTTTTATCTGCATTATTAGGAACGCCGATTACAGAGGAAATGAAGTTGTGTAATACATCTTCTACGTCACGTCTAGCACCTTCGCCATTACGACCGAATTGAGAAGCGTAATCAGTGCCAATTACATCACGATATAATGATGTAGCTTTATGGTAGAATTCATTCGTTGGAATAAAGTGAGATTTGTATCGTAGATAATTTTCAATGTTACCGAACACGTCTGGGTTAGCACCCTTAGCGTTAGTACGAACATTATTGTATTTATCTTTACGTAAATTACCATAACCAAGTAATAGATGACCAATTAAATCTTGTCGTGTAATCACATCACGTCGTCTAAATAATTCATCTAAGTTAGCATATTGTAACTCTTGGTTTAATTGCTTACTATCAATGCCTAAATCTTTTTGTTTCTTTTTATCTTGAATTAGGTCCATTAATTTTTCACGAGTTACGCCATCTTTTTTATTTACGAATTCGTCAATGATTTTATTTAAGGCTGGGTAAGAATGAGAGATACGTGCAAAACGTTTTTCTTGTTGTTCTCTGCTTTCTCCTTCATATACGATATCGTCATATGCAGATTCGTTTGAACCTTCATAGATGTCAGAACTTACATTCTCATCATATCGAGGATTACGTTCCGTAATTATGATACGTAAATCTTTATTAAGTTTTTTATCTTTTACGTAGTGTTCTGCGTCACGATATGTATGGAAGGAAGCAATCTTTTCACGTTTTTCGTATACGTCACCTTTATCGTCTGTGACTTCTCTGGCTAAGTACACGCCGTATCGACTGTGTAACATAGGTACGTGACCCCATAATTTGCGTGGCTTATGCTCTGGGTCAGCACCGCTTGCTTGCCAAGCTTTAACAGAATCGTTAAATACTCTGTCGTCTAAGTTACGCCAAGCATTGTAAGCTTGCAATACCTTGTCATTATAGCCTTGCTCACGAATAGCTTTATCACGCAAAGGAATAGAAGCCTTATGAGCTTGTTCCCATGTAGCAAATGGTTTCATAGCTTTGTCACTAGCAAATACACGGAAATTACCATCTTTGTAATCCATGAAAGCATGTTTACCTTGATTTTTAAGTTCGTTGTAGAGATTTTTTGCGTCTACTTCGTCTTTAAATTCTCTGAATGTATCATTCATATCAAGGTTAATATATACTTCTTTATCACGAACCATTACACCAACTGGTTGTACAAATTCACGTCCAAGGTCAGTAACCTGTTTAGCTAATTTATTAAAAGACTCGATGTTATCTTCACCAAGGTTAGTTTTAATTTTATCCAATGCTTTAAGATATACTCGTTGTAATTTATCTGCTTTTACTTCGGCTTCCGTTGCCCAGTGGATAATTGGCTTCATTTGTGGAATATATTTTTCAATCATTTTGATTGGAGAACGCAACCACTTTTTAAATGTATAGCCAGAAATATTACCTTGTTTTGCATCACGTGTTTCAAATGTGATATTGTCATTTTCTTTTTTGAGTAATTTTGCCGCTGCTTCAGAGAAGGAAGGCAATGCCTTGGCAATAGGATTAACTTCTTTACCTTTTTGGTATAAGATAACGTTTTCTGGTGCTTTTTGTTTTTCTAATTTTACAATTTCTTTCATGACATACTGAGCTTTATTGTCTACATCATCGGTAATGGTGATGATAGGAATACCACGCATATTAGCACCACGCTCAATATATGAATCTAATTGTTTATAATTGGTTCCGTCTAAAACAATGTATTTAATGTCATTGATATTTAATTCATGTAATTTAGCTTCACCATATCCAGTACCAAATTGTTTTAAGTCTTGTCTTAGTCCTTCGATTGCTTTCTTTGTTTGCTCATCTAGCTGTTGACCACGTGTTACTTTTCTATATCCTTCTTCTATACTTTCGCCTTTTCTCATACGATATAGAGTATCAATGATAGGTTTGATAGTTGTGCGTGGTTTATCCATATCATCATAGAACGATAAAATATCATTATCGTATGAATCTTCTAATATACGTAGCTCATGTTCTTTAAGTACTGGTCTAATATGTTTATCAATGATTTTCATAGCGTCCAGTATATTGATTGGCTTGTTACGAGCATTTGATACAGAAATTTTATTACTTGATAATCGCTTAGGTTCATCACTAACAAATGCTAATGCTTTGTTTACTAATCGAGTACCATCAATAGCCATACCACCGTATTCGTTTGGTGAATCATAGTTGTTAATTGTCTTTGTGTACATATCCTGTGTACCAAGTACGTAACTATCTTTTACAACTTGTTTAGGGTCTAATACGAGTGCGTATTCGCCATATCCATCAAGAACACTATCATAAGCGTCTTTTCCTAACGAATATGAAACACTAGGTTCGATAATCTTACCTTGGTGGAAAGATTTACGAAGATACCCTGTACTTTCTCTATGTAGCATAATAGCATAGTGTTCTTCTGGGTGTTCTTCTCTATCTTTGATTAATGGTTTTGGATTTGTAACTTTAGAAGCAGACTCAAATAAAGCCCCTGTATGAACAGGAGCTAAATTGCCTTGTAAGGTATATGCTAATGTTTCTTCGAGATTAAAAATATTGCCTTCGTAGATTGCTCGCATTAAACTACCTTCATAAGGAATATTAAATTTTTTGTCTAATTCTTTTGCTTGCCACAATAATGATAGAATGATATCCTCTTTGTCTTTGACAGAAAGGTCTTCATCATCAATCGTAGACATAACTTTTTCGATAGTTTGATTTCTTACCTGGAATAAATTATCTTTGTTCGTTTTTTCAACTATCGTTTTTGCAGAATTCCACGCTCGAAGTAATCCCCCTTCAAAGTTAGGTCGTTTCGAAATGGAATTTGTCCTCGAAATCTGTCCTTGATTTCCTCTATCGTGTGGTATTGTTTGTCCTTGTCGATGAAGCTCCGTCCGTCCACTATCGCTCCCCAATTGAGTTTGTCCCAATTGATTACCTTGGCGTTGAACTCCTTCTCCGCTACTTCTGCTAGGCATATTCGTGCCACGCATATTGCTACCTTCATTTGCATGCTCCCTAGAGAGAAGTGCTTCGTTTTGTTGAGTGGATAGAACTCGTTCATGTAGTCCACCACTTTGCGTGCCATCATGTTCAACTCGTCCTTCGGACATTTCATTTCTGTTAGTATTCGGTTGACTAAAGTTTCGATATCCATCAATTTCCTCCTTAATATAATCTGCTATTGAACTAGCAAAATTCATCACTTGTTTTGTGGAACCAGCGTTGTTTAAATAGTCTCGTAATGCCGCATGAACCAATTCATGTTGGAAAGAGGTACTACTACTATTGATTCTATCTTCTGGAATATAAATTACACCTAATGCAGAGTTGTATTGCGGTGTTTCGCCAGCGTCAGTGACTTGAATTTCGATGTGTTTCGCTTTATGAAGGTAATTTACAACCTTTTGGTATTGGTCGCCTAAACGACTTTTTAAAGCACCGAATAGAACACTTGCTTGTTTAGGTGTTAAGTTATCAGATGTATTTAATCCACGATTGATAATGTCACTCAAATCGCTTGTATTAACGTTTTCTGTTTGTTGTGTGTCAGTAGCTTCTTCTTTACCTTTTTGATAAGATAAAGGGTCTTCTAATGCCTTTTCAGCTGAAATGTTTTTAGGTCTTAACAACACTTGTCCGTCAAGTTCATCAATTACATATTCACCTTTTCCGTACAATTTGTCAAGTGTTTTTTGTAAACCAGCTGTAGAGTCCGTATAGAACAACAATGAACCTGTATCTGAGTTAGATATAGCGGTTTTTAAAATTTGTTCTCGTGCCTCTTGCACAGCTGATTTTGTAGCATAGTCTTTTAGGTTGGAGGCACTTTTCCCATCGAATGGAGTGGAACTAAGCATTAACTCTGCGTCAAATGATACCGTACCATTTTTCTCAGTTTTATTTGTAATACTATCTGTATCAACGCCTATATTTTCTAATGTAGCTGTAATATCAGTATTTGGCTTGACATTTAATTCAAAATGGAATACTTCTCTATCATCTGTTGGTGTCACCTTACTAAGCGTAATAGGAGATTGTTTGTTGATACGATTTTCCTTACGTTTATCTTCCTTAATAACTTTCGGTTGTTCTACAACTTCATCTTTCTTTTCAAATCCTGTTTTAAAGTATTGTTTAGCAAATGCAATTAATTTATCTTTCTCGTCAAATGGCGTTTTAGTTAAACCATCTTTACCGCCATACATTTTCTTATTGCGGTCATCTCTAATACGATTACCTTCTAAGCCAAACGATTGTTTAGGGAAAGAACCAGCGATTGCATATACTAGCTGTTTAACTTTAGTTGGATTAGATTTGAAGGCTTGGATTGGACCACCAGCACCTTCGATAAGGTTTTCGTATTCTTTAGTTAAGACTGTTTTGATAATCTTATTACGTTCACCATCTCTAAATGATGTAACTGGTTGACCAAGCTCTTTACTTAACCATTTGAACACGCTCTTATCAATAGCTGAAGGAGTTTTAAAGATAGCGTCTCTAACATATGCTGGGTGTTTAATTTCACCATTTACATGTGCTTCTACCATGTTGGCAGACGTATCAGCCTTATGTTGAGGGATTTCAAAATTATATTCTTTTGTATCTCCTAAGTGGTTGAAATTAAATTTGTCAATTTGTTTTTGAATTTGTTGTGCTTCGTTTTGATACCCTTGGTTAGTAACTTTTTCTGCATCTAATTTATTTTGGAATTTAGCAATACGGTCACGAATAATTTGAGCTTCTTTTTCTTTACCTTCTGGTGAGCGGTCATGATTTTTAAGTTCGCCATCTTTGTTGGTATTGTAGCGAACCATTTCAATCATTTTACGCAACTCTGGTTTATATTTGTTGTTAGCATTTTTCTCTAAATGAGATAAATACTTAATTGCTTCTTGCGGTGTAATTTTCTTTTCTCGTAAACCAGCTAATGCACGTTCACCTTCAGTTTTATCATTTTTATATGGGCCACGTTTTTTAGTTTCTTTAACTGGCGTAGCTTCTTTTTCTATTTTCTTTTCTTCTTTTTGAATAACTTCTTTAGGTTGTACCTTTTTAGCTTTTTCTACGTCAATAGATTGTGCCGTAATAAGAGGTTTAAGCTCTGGATTTTCAGCTACTTTAGCTGATATAGAACCTTTTTTAAACGAAGGTTTCACCTTAGCATTAGCTTGGATTTTAGGTTTTTCTACCTTAACTTGCTTCTTAGCTTCTGCAATTTGTTCTCCATATACTTCGTTCATTACCTTGTTGTATAGGTTTTTACTATTCTTTTTAAGGTCTTTTAAAACTTCGTAGCGGTGGATAGGTTTCCCCATTTTACCAAGTTTAACTAATTGATTGGCAATTACTTCTCGTGTTTGTTGAATCTTTGCTTTATCACGTGGGTCGTTTTCGTCTAAGTTTTTAAAGGCTTCTGCGTATGCTTGGTTAGCTTTAATCACGTTAGCATTATCAGCACTACGTTTTAATAAGCCTGTTTTATCGTTATTCTTCTTGCCTTCCTCAATGGAGCGAACATGATTTTGAATATCCTTCATTTCTTGTTCAGAATAGTTTTGTGTATTAATACCATTCTTACGAAGATATTCATAATCTTTGCGGACTTTACGTCCGTATTTTTTATCGGCTTCACGTTCTGCGATAGCCTTACTAATACGATAACCAGTTTCTTCCGCTCTATCTCCATATAGAGGGTCGAGGAAAGGTTTATTTACAGAATCTTCGTAACGAGAAGCATATGCTTGTCTATTTTCTTTTTCTCGTTGTTGTGCTTGTTGGGCTTGTTGACGTCTACGTGCGTCAGCTTCTGCTTTTTCAACGGCAAGATTTGTATCGTTAACGTTTTGACGAATAGGATTGTCCGACAATAAGTCCTTACGCTGTGCGTCTGATAGTTTATATCCTACTTTATCTGCACGTTCAACGATATTCTTTCCGTCCATAGGATTGTAGTTATCTACGTCATTTTTCTTACGTAGAGTAGATACTAAAGTAGATGAAGCTTCATGTGCTTCTTTTTTTGTAAGACCAGCATTAATGAAGTCGTCCATGTACATATTGTTGGTAAGTTTTTTAGGAGTAGTTTCATCTGTGGAATTGTCCCACAAATCTACAATACGATTAACTGTATCGCTAACAGCTTGTTGTTTGTTTGCAATATCAGCGTCAGAATATTTGTTCTTTTGAAAACGTGCTGTCATAGTGTCTAGCACGTCATCGTAATCGCCACGTTCTTGCGGTGCTAACTGGTCTGGTACCATTTCTGACAAGTCTGCAATACCATCAACATCAGTATTATCTTCAATACTACGAACAGCAGATACTGGTGCCTCTACGTTTCCGTATACATCGTCTTCTGTGTCAATATTATTAACGTTGTTGATACTTGTAGTATTGTTAAGATTTGTCTCTTGTGGGCTACTGTCTATACTGTCTTCCATAGAGACAGTAGGATTAGAACGAGATGAAGCCCAGCCACGACCAGTATTTACAGCACCACCAATACCACCTAACATTAACGAACCAGCAAATGCGTCTTTACCTTGGCTCATCATTTCATCGGTCCATGTGCGTGGGTCATAAATATGTACGTTTGCGTAGTCTGGGTTACCTAATGCTTGTTCTTGAATCTCTTGTTGCCATGCTTCAGTTAAACCTTCACCAGTGGCACCAATCATAGCATTACCAGCCCAAGCACCAGCTGTTTTAGCGAGTACTTTGCCACCAGTACCAACAGCCATAGCGGCCGAGATACCTTTCATTGGCATACCTAGTGAGATTTTATCTGAAGCATAGTTTAATACAGCTGGGGCCCAGCCATCTTCAAAGGCTTGGTTGCTAGCGTCCCATGCTTCGTCATAGTCCATACCACGGCTTAGACCAGTCATGTATGTATCACCAGCGTTACTAGCGTTTTCGACTAGACCACCGACTGCAATACTACCAGCTGTTTTAGCGGCTTTAACGCCATATCGAATCGCCTTAGACCCTTCATATGCTCTAAGTGCAAATTTACCAACACCTGTTAATGCACCTACAACACCACCAGCAGTAGTACCGACACCAGGTAAGACAGAACCAATAGCGGCGTCAGCGGCGGCTGATGTAGCGACATCAGTAGCCAAACTAGGAACAGATGAACCTAAAGCTTGAGCGGCTTGGTTGGCACCATACCATAAATACCCATCGGTATCTGCATTACCTGTATAGGCATTACGAGCGGCTATATCTCCCATTTGATTAGCACCATACATGGCTTCGTTAGCTAACCAGTCATGACCATTGTTTTTAGCCCAACCAGATAACTCACCAAATAGTCCGCCCATAGAACCAGCTAGACCAGATTGAAAGCTGTCAATTAAACCATCGTTCTCGCTTGGAATATAGCCAGAATCATCGAGGGCTTGTTTACGCTTCATGGCATTGTATTGAGGACCATATGCAACGTTATATAGGTTATCGCCTAGCAACTGTCCTAAAGTAGGCATTTAATCACCCCTCCTGTATAAATAATCTATTCTTTTTTATTAAGTTTATCAATGATGTCTTGGCTAGTGCTGTAATCCAATTTATTACCACTACTTGAATTTTGCATATGATTGATTTGGTATGTATAATCATTGCCAGCTCGTCGTAACATTTCCATTGAATATGGAGTTGCTTCAGCTGAACCTAATTGCAAAATTAAGTCACCATATCGACGATTTAATTCATTGACATCATTTTGAGAGAATTGTTCTTTATCAGCGTTTTCGGATAAATACTCACCAAATCCGCTTAATTGTTTATCGACGTATTTGTCGCTACTGATAAGGCTAGAGCTACTACCACCACCAGAACGACCACTGCCACCAGCACGAGCGGCTGTAGCGGCGGCTCTGACTGCCACCATATCACGTTGTAATTGACGTTGTTTTTCTGCTTCAGCGGCCTTAAATGCACGTTCGTCTGCGAGCAGTTGGTCTTGTCTAGCAAACTGTAATCCCATTTTAGCCATATCATTTTGTGACATATAACGTCTTGCCATAGGGCTTAAACGTACACCGAGAGCTTGACCTAAACTTGCAAGCATTTCTGCGTTAGAACTATTCTTACTATTAGCAATCATCTGTGCTAGTTGACCAGCACCAGTTAATTGAGTTGATTGGTTATTTAGTTTAGCTTCTTCCTGTGCCTTGGCAATCGCTGATTGCATAAGTTGTTTATCACTTTGAGCGTAGAAAGGAGCCGCTAGCTTACCACGTGCTAAGTGATGTGCTTGTGTTGATAATGCACTACGTAATGCGTCGTCACCAGCGGCTGATACATTTTGTTTAGGTGCATTAAGGATACCCATAACTTGACCAAAGTCAATTTGCTCTTTTGGGTCGTCTAATTGGAATTGAGCCGCTAAATTAATAGGTGACTTACCTTGTTGGGTGTAGTTAACAGGGATATTAGAACGCCCACCGCCACCGATTGATTTAACATAATTACGAGTTTCTTCAATTGGGATAGTATCTGGTGAACCGTCCCAGCCATTACTAATCCAGCTATCAACATTACCAGGACCAGCGTTATATGCCGCTAATGCTTTAGTAATATCTCCACCATACTTTTGCAAGTTTTGGGCGATGTATTTAGCACCGCCCATTGCACTTTGGTATGGATTTGTCATATCTTCAATGCCTAAATCTCGTGCTGTATCTGGCATTGTTTGGAATAAGCCTGTAGCACCAGCAGAACTTACGGCAGTTGGGTCAAAACCGCTTTCTTGTCGAGCTACACGAGCAAGAAGGTCTGGGTCTACGCCAGTACTATTGGACGCTTGAATAATAGCGTCTTGGATATTACTAGGCACATTCCCGTATTGAGAAAAATCCATAAACCCTCCTTATCCAAGTAAACCAGGCATATTTGCTTTGTATTGATTATATGTTAAGTAATCATTATCATGTAAGCGTTTGCCAGCATTGATATCCTTATATTGATTCCAGTAATCTTGTTGTTTTAATAGACCAGCGTTAATGCCTTCTGCATTTGTTGGTGTTAAAGTTGGACCATTGTAACCCATTGCCGATAATTTAGCGTTACCACTAGCCCAGCCAGTACTATCGCCTTTATCAAGTCCCATCATTGCTTTTGTTTGGTCTAAAAACCCGTTATATTTATTCGCTTCATCATTAGCAAATTCGTTATCTTGATTTTTAGCTTCTCCACGTGCCATACGGTTATCTGCTAGTAAGCCTAACCCACCAGATACTGCACGGCCTAATTGAAACCAAGGGTCTGTTGCTGGATTATACGGAATGACTTGCATTTAATTCCTCCTCTGTAAAGCCTTCTACTACAATGCCGTTTGCATAGAACATATTAGAACCTGTGCAAACTAATTCATATACTGGCACGATACGACCAGCTTTAAAATCAATGATATGCTCAAAGCCACTATCAGTAAGTACTTCCATACCTTCTTCAAGTTCGTCAATAGCTTTGAGACCATCTCGTGTCCATACTGTTTGTGTATGAGTTGTTTCTAATGCATGGTTATCTGTAATCAAGTGCATAGTTTCTCGTTTCCCACATTCAACTACTTTAAGCACTTTCTCAATACCATCTTTAGCCACAACAATATCTCCCTCATTAATTTCGTTAATAGGGATATAGCCATAGTCAGTTTCAATTTCGACTTCTGCTGGGAAACAAGCTAGATAAGAACCAACGCCTTGCATTAAGCCACCGAAGAAACCAGAGCCTTTTTGGGTTACATAACCACGTCCATTATTCATCTGGCTAGTAGCCTGTAATGCATCTGTATTTGATTTGTTTTGACCTTGTGCTAATTGCAAATATTGTTGAGGATTTGCAAATGAGTACATATTTGCCTTGTGAGCCAGTTCCAAAGGATTGAGTGCGAATTGATATTTTTGGTCCAACAACCCTTTTTGCGTGTTGAGGTCTTCGCTGTAATCCTTCGACATCTGAGCAGCGATATTTTTTTGCATATCGTTTGTTGCAGAATTCAGTCGTGAACTATCCACAATACCTTTCCTAGCCATGGCCGAGAGTTGCTGGCCCATCGTATTTTCATAGATACGATTGAAATAATTTGTTTTAGCATTGGCATATGCGTCTGGTAATTTACCAGTTGCTAATTCAGCTTGTTCTTTACGTAGGTTGTCTACATCATTAACAGTTTGACTATAGATTGATGACCAGTTAGGGTTAACTACATCATCTAACAATGCTGTACCACGAGATACAAGCTGGTCTATACTTGGTTGAATAGAAGCTAAATACGCTTGTTGTTGGCGTAATAGTTGTTTTTCTTCCTCGGATAGAGGGCGTTCATGATATGAAGAACCACCTTTTTTACCCATTAATTAACCTCCCTTACGAAGTAATATTGCCATTGTCCACCTAAGAATTTTTTCTCTTTTAAAGTGGATTTAGTTAATCGTGCATACGCTTTAGGGTTGTGAGGAGTAATTGTTGATACTCCCTTTAGCCCTAAGCGTTTTGCATAAGCTTCCATAGTAGGAAAAGCTTTTTTGAAATCTATACTAACGGGACCACATTCTAAATATTCTCCACATACGCCATATGTAAAGAAAGAACCGTCCTCGAAAATGTGAATAAATGGATACCATTCTAGGTCCCAATCGTCCCAGAAATTACCCATTTTCTTATTGTATTTTTTTATCCATTTCACAATGTCTTCGTCTTTAGCCATGTGACATCTCCATATAAAAAAAGTGGCACCCTTTTCAGAGTGCCGTTATATTATCCATATGGGTTTCTATTTGATGACCCTGTTCCTTTTAGAAAATCATCATGTTTACTACTTCTTTTTTTAGCTCCGAAACCAGAGTTGCGTCGTCCGCCACCAGAAGAACCTTGGCTTACTAAAGCCTCGTTTTCTTTCACAATGTCAAATGATACGAATTTAAAGACAATATTACTGTCCGTTTCAAATTTAAACTGTAGTTTTGGCGAACGTATTTGACTCTTAAATTCTTTTTGTTGCTCTTCGGTAGTCCATGTATGATGAATTACAGTTTCATTAATAGAAATATCACCGCTACCAGCGGTATCTGACATTACGTCAATATATGTTCTGTATACGTTCATTTGGTGTGTGTCACGAATTTCACCGCTTTTAATCTCTTGGTGAATGGTTGTTTTATTATCATCGTGGTTATCCCACCGCAATTCATACAAGGAACCACTTGTATCATTGTCATTCATTGACACTAAAACGTGATAACGATTTTCACATATCGATGTAATCTTATGAGGAAATACCCATTTACTGAAAGCTTTAAGCCCGTAATGATATACATATACTGTATTTCCACTATCTCCGCTTATCGCTAATTGTTTGGTTCTACGCAAGTCAAAAATAAACGGATTATCTACTCTTCGTTTAATAAGAGGATTACACTTTTCACCAATATCTTTAGGTTCGAAGTTGGAGTATGTCAGAGATGTAGCGTACGATTTAAGCCCAGTTGTGGACATAAACACTACGTCTTTACCTAAATTAGTACAAGCATGTCGTGATATAAAATCACTCTTACTACCTAGTTGCATGATATTCCAATCACTAGGCTCATTTTGTACTGTGTAAATTAACCCGTTATTTTTAAATACTAATAAATCTGTAGCCAGTTCGGCTACACCAACAATGTCCCCACCGTCTTTATACCCTACGTTCACGTCTTTTCGTGCGGAATCATCATTGGAATTTTCGTGCCAGTCTTCCTCGTCACCAATAGATGAATAGATTAGTAAATCTTGTCCAGATTTGGATACTACTACTCGACCAGAACGTGTAAACACAATGTCTGCATTTGGCGATTCTGCAATTTCAGATACAGTTTGGTAGTTGTATTTTTGTAATTTGCCACCACTTGCCATCAAAAGGTGACCACCAAATTTAGTACATGTTGGACGCTTTGCGTCACCGTTGAGAGTACCGATAAATTGAGGAGTTTTACCAAACTCATATCTATAAATCTTTTTATTCTCCAAGAAAACAAAGAAATCGTTCATCTCGTAGTCGTTATAGATATAAGTAATTGGAGAGTCGAACGTATGTAGAGGGGAACCAAGCCCCCTCCGTGTACGTAATTTATCGCCCTCAATATCAAATTCAAAATTCTCTAAGTTTACACATTCGTTTTGTTTAAGGAATTCTGGTGATTTTGCGACGTTCATACCACCTGTTAAATCAACTAAAGTAACAGTTTGTATGCGTTGGGATTTACCAACTTTTTTAGCCATATTAGTTAATTATTCATTATCTAGTGCGGTTTTGTAGAAATTACCGAACCCTACAACCATTTTGTCAAATGGTTCAGTCTTTACTGCAAAATAGTCGGCTTTTATACGCGTTAATCCTTCAACTCGTGGACGAATTTCTTGTTGCCCTAAAAATGTTACTTTACGAGATGCTCCATCGCCAACACTTCGATATGTTTTTCGAATTATAGGTACAAATGTTTCTTTTCCGATTTCTCCATATTGTGCGTAAATCGTTTTGATATTAGGATTGCCGATAGTATTTAATGTAGCATACAGCTTATCAAGTGGAATTTTGCTAGTTTCCGCATACCCAATAATTTTGTTCGTAGAATTAGAAGTAAACTTAAATTCCGTAACGCCGTCATACACCCAAGCAGGTCTATCGGAAATATCATAATTTTTATCGATGTTATCTGTTTGGTTGGTAAGGTCAATTGTTAACACGTTACCTTCTTTAAATACTGTAATTCCATTTTTGTCGGTAAATTGTAACTCCTTAATACCAGTAATAGTAATATTTGATACTTTTACCCCTAACATATTGAAATAATCAACTACAATATCATCTTTTCCGTAAGCTGGGATTGTGATAGTTGCTGTTCCGTTCACAATCTCTACAGGCTCTCCACTACCGCTATCAAGGCTGACCTTATAATGGTCCTCACCTTGTAATGATAGTTCTGTTTGTCCTTTTGTTGGTTGCGTAAATGTTAAAAGCTTAATGTCTGTCCGAGGGAATGGCTTGCCAATATTGCCAATTAAGGTAGTTATTACATTGTCAACTCTGGCACTTTCACACCACACATTACCTTGTAGCAACAATTGATGAGCGTTGTCGGCCGTAGCACTTGCACCGTCTCGTCCGCCATCGCCCTTATCACCTTTAGGGCCTTTCAAGGCTTCTAATTGGTCTTGTGTAAAATCAGCATATGTAAATGCTTCACCCTTGTCTCCTTTAGGTCCTTTTAATTGTTCGATTTGCTCTGGAGTTAAATCTTCAAATCGTAATGATTTACCAGGTTCTCCAGGTTTCCCTTTTTGTCCTTCATAGATATTGACAACAATATTGCCACGTTCAACAACTTCTACATTATCCATATATTACCTCCTTAACGTTTAAGTTTATTAAGTATATTACTACTTAATAAGTCCATAAGTTTATCCATATGAGAAACACCACTGTCTCTCATATTTTCTACGATAGATAAAAACTCACTATAACACGTGTAACCGATAGTAAAGGTTACTGCTTTCATACCAAGTACAATACCGCTATTACCAAATGCATGGTCAATCATGACCGCCGCTGATAACAACAATGCGTACTGTATCATCTTAGAAAGAAAGCCAGTGCCTAAGTGAGAAGTTGTAATTTTGCCAGCTCTAAATGCTGGTATCCACCCTCTAAATTTATCGATTGTTGTAATATTCTCTGGTGGTATGCCTTGTTCTATTAAATACTGGTTACTAATTGCAAACCATTTAGTAATAATATCCAAGACTAATAACCAGAAAATACCCTGGGCGACGTATGCGTAGTCAGATTGGTGAAAAGATAATATTAGAGATAATGCTGTTCCAGCCATAACTTTAATCTCCCAAAAATTTAATAATCGATACATCTGCTCAACCAATCGCTCGTATACATCAAAAATGTCAGCCAGGATTACGATAAATACGCCAGTAAGAAATCTATACGGAGGTGGAAAATGCGTATTAATCCAATCTCTCAATAAACCTCCTTAATGGTATGAAATACCTGGACTAACTAAAAAAGGTCCTTGAAGAATACGCTCATGCTTACCACTAGCGTTGATTTGCACAACGTCATAGTAATAGGAAGCTAATTCTCCATAATAGGACCCATCTGTATCAATTTGAGAAGTGACTTCGTGTGTAAAAGACACTTCTACCAGACCATGTTGTGGTTCTGGTGTTGTACATTCCGCTTCTGCCAAGACAGTTTCACTTTCTGCGTTTTCACGCACCTTGCAGACATAAGAAAAGCCAGTAATATCTACTGGCTCTTTTTGTGCGTCTTTAATTACAAGTTGAAAAGAAAAATCGTCACCTTGGTTAACAACCAATTCGTGCGTAGGCGGTGATAATTTTCGTTTTGCCATAAACCTCCTATTTCATGTCAGTACAGAGAAAACGATAAGAAATAAACCATGCAATAGCTCCTACTAAACCACTTGTGCATAGCCCTAATAAGAACCGACCAATATCTCCACGAAGTAGTTCTTGGAAAGGGTCATACAACGTATATAGTAGAAATGCTGTAGCTGGTATCATACCGATAATTTTGTTCATAATATCACCTCTTGTTAATATGAAGATACTATGAAATAGTAGAATGTGTCAAATACTAAATATATACTTCGTCCATTGTAATTGGAAAATCGTTATCATATTTATGTTCCGCTACAACGTATGTCTGTTCAAAATTACCAAAGTCTGGATTTGGGTTTGCACGTGTTTTCCAAACAGCGTCTACTGTATTCCCATTAATATGATACTTGTGCAAACCAGAGTTCCATATCATAAACACACCCATTTTTTCAGCGTTAAATACATCATGTGTAGTCGGTTTTTGCATTACCTCCGCATACGTCCAATTCGTATGGTGGCTACCAGCAATTCTCATATAATGCAAATTACTACTAAACAACGTGTCACCTTCTGGTCCGTAAATTTCCATACCAGATTTAGCATTACTTTTTAGTTTATTAGAATACACATATATCTCTATATTTTTAATCACGTCTAGCAAACTATATGGTGTTTGAGCGGCGAATTCCATTCGTATTACAGGAATGTTTTGTTTATCATCGCTCACATAATAATCTTCACCCATTCCAACAATGATATATGGGATAGGGCAATAGACACTATATGTATAAAATTCGTCCACATCTCTATTTCTGAGAGATAACGCAATAGTCGCACTGTCTTTAGCTATAGTCACACGTGGAGCATACCACGGTGTTGGTTGTGTAAATTTAAGTTTTGATTGTATTGGCCCAGAAAATTTTAAACGATGTTTTAAATGTATACACGTCTGTGTATCTTCTAAGCTAACATGATGATTGTCGTTAATTACTGCAAATGTATCCATATTAATATACTCCTATTAACAATTTTTGGTTGGTAGGCCAACCAATCAAATCGTCACGTATTAATTTAAACGTCACCTTATTACCGTCAACGATACGTCTATATCCCCCATTAGCACTTTTTGTGCCATAAGGGTATGGATTAAATTCACGTAATGTAAATATATGTTGACCCTCATATATAGGTACTTCTATAGTAAATGTCGGTACAATCTCTGTAAGGACCCTTGTCCAAACGATTTTAGTTAATGTTGTAGTAACATCGGCAATTGTGTTGCCATGTTCGTCAAACACTTCGATTCCAGCTGGCACTTCTTTTTTCCTCCTAAACAACTTATGAAATAGTTTTTTTAAAAACCTCATAATCACTCCCATAATCCTAACCTCACTCTGAGACGATTTTGTTCGTCGTAAACTTCAATCAAGTTATCTTTAATAACTGTTCTAGCACCAGTATCTGCTGTTTTTAACTCGCCGATACGTGCCGTGATAGTTGATAAACTATCTACTTGTAATTTATCACCAGTGATAGCATGTGATTGTATTTTCTCTGTAGTAATACTACCAGCTTTAATTCTATCCCCAGCAATACTATTAGCAGATATTTTATCACCAGAAATGCTACCAGTAACAATCTTATCGCCAGTAATCGTATCAGCTTTTAGTCTATCACCTGTGATAGTGCCAGTAGCTATCTTCTCTGCTGTAATTTCTCCAGTTTTGATTTTATCTGAGGTGATAGCATTAGCGGCGATTTTATCACCAGTGATAGCATTGGCAACTAACTTATCAGTTGTAATAGCACCTTCAGCAATTTTCGTACCAATAACAGCGTTGTCACCCAAATGTTGAGATACAATCACACCATTATCAAAGATAGTATCTCCAGTAATGTGGACATATTTACCAGAAATAGATACAGTTTCTGGTGTTAGATTAATACGAGAAATAATTTCTTTGCCAGTTAATTTATTAATACCCGCACTTACTTTGATATCAATGCTATTGGCTACCTGTGTAATACTGGTTTTTAGATTATTAACGTTATTTTGTACCATTGAATTAATAGCATTTTGCGTAGCTGTAATTCTACTCTCAGTAGTATTTTTCACGTCAGTAATCTTCGTATCAACTACCCCTTCTAAAGTAGTTAAAGAAGTAGTTAAGTTACCAATTTTTTTATCAGCTTCTGCACGTGCCTTATTGATATCTGTAATGCCTTGGTTAATTGCATTGATACCAAGCTTCTCTTTATTAATCATATCTACTGGTATTTCACCAATAGTACTAATTGTTAATATATCTGATAATTCACCATCACCAAACACATCAACGTAAGCAACTTTAATAGAGTAGTTCCCAGTAGAACAATTAAAGCTAAACTTGTTGTCCACAACAAAATGCTTCTCATTGTTGATATAAACATTTGCACCATAACAATCATCTGGGATTAAATCAAATTCTATATATAAACCAGTCACTACTGGGGTAGCTATTAAATGCTTCGGCTTATGAGGAACTGCTTTTGCATATTCAATTCTTGTTGGAGCTGAATATGAATTACCAATGCCTTTGTTATAAAGGTAAGCGGTACCAGTTCGTGCGTATGGTTTTGCTTCAGAGTGCCAATCAGTTGTTAGGTCTAACCGATTAAATAACGAACCAGGATTTTCGTCTAATCGAAGCTCCGTCCACTCATAATCGTTCTGTGGATATTGTTTCCATGACCAGTACACCGCACGTTTATCAAATACAACTGTAGCTTCGTATGGTGATTTAGGAACATATTTAGTTTCAGCAATGTAGTGTAAAGCAATTGGTGCTTTACCACTAATAGATAGAGCATTTCTAACATCTCTACCTCTGATACGAATCCAATATTTTTTGCCAATATCTACATTATCTAACGTAAACTGATTAGTGCGAGTTGTATCATAATGACGAACTGTATCTTTTTCTTCGAACATTTCTAACGTGTCATGAAAGTCACCAACTTTTACGTCGATACTTACACCAGCATATTGTTTAATTTGGGACGAATTCCAACGTATCAATAATGATACTGACCCATTAACAGCCTTTTCTTCGACTGTAATATTAGAAATCTGTTCATCAAAAGTATCTGGGTTATCAGCGATAACATTAAAATAACTTTCTACTTTTTTAATTTGGTCGTCTAACTCCCCAGCAATATTTTTTAAATAGCTTTTTAAAAGCGAAATAAACTTCCTACCGTCGCCTTGTATAGAAGGAGGTAGTTGATTGACGCCATTATCAGACATACTCACCTCCTTATAATAAACCTACGATAGCCTCTACCATGTCTTGTTCAACGTCCATGTTAAAGCCGTGGTTAGACATGGCGAGAATAATAACTAATTGTGCAATAATATCTCCAAAAGCTTCATTACTAAAAGGAATTTGGTCTGTATCTGCATTTACAAATTTTGGTTTTTTGTAGTAACGGACTTTAAGAGGGACTTTACCATAGACTTCCACGGAATTATCTCTGACAATGAGCGGAGCTTGGTTAGTAACCCTGTACCAGTCAGCTGGAGTAGTATCATTAGCTTGTGTAAATGTAACATCTCCAATTACCTCGTAATACCCATGGTCAATTAATACATGCCAAATAAAGTTAATAGCGTCATTAATATAAGCAATTAATTCTTTATCTTCGTAACCACTTTGGAGATTATCACTTAGACGGTCTCGAAGAGCCGCCTTATCCATTAGTTCTCTTACCGTCATCTTCTTTCACCTCACCTGTAATAGATTTAATATCATATACTGTATAGGTAACAAGTTGTCGTTGTTGGAGAATTTTATCAAATGGAATTTCGTCTGTTAAGTTGTGAACGTGTTTGCGACTAGCGAAATAGCGAACAATCATAGTACCAGCATAATTTGGGTCCATATGTTGGATTTTTACACCATCTGTATCTTGGATAAAGATAACAGGGAATTGTCCACACAAGGAGATAAAATCATCTGGACGAAGAGCTTTAGATGTTCCGTTTAAAGTTACTTCTTTAACTAATTCTGGATTACCATCTTGAGCTAATTCTTCACTAAGTCTATCAATGGCTACGTTCAAACTCATAATTAATTCTTCGTCAGATAAACTAAGTTTCTGCATATCGCCTAGTCGTTGACGAACCAAAATCAACAAGTCGTTTGTTGTCATTGTACCTCCTACACAAAGAATGGCATTGGTCTCTCAATAGGACCACTTGATTCGCCAGCTACCATTTTTTGAATTTCAGCTGATATTAAACCAGCTACAGTATCTGCTCCAAAATTACCATTAAGTAATCCTAGACTATAGCGTGAGAACATGTCGAATAAGACATAAGGTAAATCGATTTCATCATCGATATTCTCAATAGGGTCTAAGATATAGGTATATGCCATTGTAGCTTCTTTATCAATTTTGATAGTATTACCAACAAATTTGTATTTACCATCGAAGTCATCTTCAAATGACTTGAACCCACCGAAGTCTGTTGGCAGATTAGCTTTACCATTACGTGGCTTTAGCTTAACTTCTTTAGTAATCCAAAATGATTTAGCATTGATAAGAGCGAGGTTAACATATCGTAATACGATATTTAGAGCGTCTATAATTTCTGGGTCACTGTGTTTACGATTAGCATTTTCGCCTAACCCATATAAAACAGAAGTAACCACATCACGTACTTCAATCATAAGTACCTCTTGATATTACCAGTCGTAGTCCTAAACTCTGGATTTTTCATAATCCATTTTCGAATCCACATCTCGTATTCTTTTTTGTCCTTACCTTGACACTCTTGTGCCATAATGAGTTCGAAGTCACTCATAAAACGATGGCGAGGAATACGAGCAATGACTTTAGCTTGACCGTTCAAGTTGCCTTCAAGACCACTGTCACGCTCCTCTTTTACTTGCTGTAAAACATCAGATTCGTCAAAGGTATGTTGAATACTCCAGGTGTCTTTCTCGACTGTAACCTTTGTGTCTATTCTCATATATCACCTTTTAATCAAAAAAAATAAGGGGGTAGAATTAACTACCCCCAAGGATTATTTGGAAATGCCGTACAAGCGAGCATTTGCAATTGGTGCAGTACATTCGAGAGTAGCTGTACCTGTAATTACGGATTCTTTGTATGTACCTTTACGTTCCAAATCTTCGTTATGGAATGGGATAAGGTAACCAAGTTTCCAGTATTGCAATTCAAGCAAGTCTACAACGTCATCTGCGTATAGACGGTGAGCAACCAACTCAATTACACCGAAGTCTGTTTCAAGAACATCGATTACTTGAGTTAATTTTTTAGCTTCCATCGCAACATTACGTTGAGAGTTAGCTGTGAATGTAGACGCTTTACGTTTGTTTTTACCAGACATAACAGCGATATCTACGTCACCACCACGACCCCATACTGCTTGCATAGCGTCATTCAATGATTCCATTGTAAATTCGCCAGCTGGATTCAACGCTTTAGCGTCGATAGCATTGCAGTAAGTCAATTCCATTTTACCAGCTGTAACAGCGGCAGATGGTTTAATTGGAGTACCAGGAGTAGCGGCAGAATCTTCTGCTGTGGCATGCAATGTGAAAGTATCTTTATCGATAGGTTTCACAAAATATTGCGTATTAGCTTTGTATTTAGCGTCCAAAGCATTTGTACCTTTACCACGTACGATAACTTTATCACCAGTTACGAAACGATGGTTAGCCAAGGTTACTACACCTTGAGCGTCTACAGTTACTTCAGAGAAGTTATCCAAGAAGTAAGGGATACCACCGAAACGACCAGCAGTAGTTTCATCAAATGGTGCTTTAACTTTATTAGATACGATAGCATATTCAAGGTCACGACCAATTTCTTTAGAAGCTTTCAACATTTGATATGCTTTTTCGTCACGGACACCGTATTTCTTGATAGCTTGAGTGATATCAGATACAGTGTAGCCATGTTCAAATTGTTGAGTGAAGTTAGATTCACGTCTACGTGGAGTAGCTTGACGAGTACTGAAATCATGTACTTCAAGAGTAGCGTTATCCATTGCTGGACGTAAAGAATCACATAACCAACTATGTTCTGTATTGTGTACAGAAAGTTTCCCGAATCGGGAAGTTAAAAGTGTTTGGTTAGGGTCGATATTAGTAATGAAATCATTCATGTCTTCGACCTTACCAACCACGTTGTAAGACTTAACAGCCGTTTGTTGGGACAATTAAGTACCTCCTTATTTAGAAAAATATCCTAGTTTAGAAATAATATCGGCTTGTTGGTCCACAGATAATCCACGTAATTTAGAATAATCAATTTCTGTTGTTGGACTACCTGGTGGAACAGTAGCGGCACCAGCACCCTCTACAAATGGCGGTTTCATAGATGGTTTCGCCTGTGGTACTGGTTGTTTTCGTTGAATTGTTGGTACTTGGTTAGCACCATAATACTCATTACGCACAGCTGACATGTATGCGTCAATTGTTTGCGAATCATAGTTATCCATCGCCTGTTTAATCTGAACAGCTTGTGCATAAGGTAAGTTATTTAGTTTTTCCAACGCCAATTGATTAATAGCTTGGAAGTTAGGGTCTTGGAAATATTTACCCATTGTATGATTAAAATTGTCTACCACACGTTGACGGTCTGCTTCCTGTTGACGAGCCGCATAGATTTCAGCTTTAACGTTAGCAATACTATCAGCGTAAGCCGCTTGATGTAACGGATTATATTCATCGAATTCCTCCCCCAATGCCGACTGTACTTCTTTACGAGCGTATGCATCAAGTTGAGTGTAATAATCACGTTGCGTAATTTGCGGTTGTTGTGGTACTGTTTGTTGAACTTGAGGTTGAGCTTGTTGAGCATTAACATTTGGTTGTACTTGAGGAGCTTGGTTGTACTGCAAGTGGCGTCGTTCTTCTGCAAGAGCTTGCGTTTTGCGAGTATAATCTTGATTTCTCATGTATCCATGCAATAACTCATCAAGGGTTACTTCTTGTTCTTGGCCGTTCACCTTGACAACATAAGTATCTGGTTCTGCTGGTTGTCCTTCTGGTTCAGCTGATTCACCTTCAGGGTCCTGTTCACCTTCTTCTTCGCCATCACCGAATCGACCATTGTTGAAAAATACAGGGTTGCCGTCTTCGTCAATACCAAAATCTGGCACATCTTCTGTATTGGAGTCCACTTCGGGTTGCTCCAAATCAACTTCTGCTTCACCTTCGCCATCGGCGAAAGTTTGCAAGTCAAACTTAAATTTTAAATCTTCCATGTTACCTCCTTCACTCCCATATTGGGTTGGTGAAAATTAATTAATAAGAACCTCGACCTGTACCCCAGAAACTTGTACTCATGGGACTACGGGAAGCTTTGTATGAAGCCATACTATCGCTATCAAGTTGGTCAAAACCAACGCCGTATGAAGGCTGAGGTGCTGGCGTAGGTGCTGGTGCTGAAGCTGGTTCTTCGCCATAGTAGCTAGGTTCGCTATAATCATATGAAGATTGTTCAGCATAAGCTCTAGCAGCTTCTTCTTCAGCTTGTCTACGCAAGGCTTCTTGTTTTTTCAAATACTCTGCATAAGGTGCCTTTAACGCTCCAACGCTGTACAAATTTTGAATTTCTTGTGGGTCAAACTCTGTACGTGCTTTCATCGAGCTGATATCATCATCTTTCCAACCTAAACCTTGTAATGTTTTATCATCTGCCCATTGATAACCCATACCTTCGGCAAATGGGTTTTGGCGACGCCAAGCTTGGTCTTTAGGAATGGTAGCCATGCGTTCTTGAGCGATTTCACCCATTGTTTTAGCTGGCAATTTACCTTCAGCACTGTCACGATAACGTTGTTCTGCTTGCTTACCTTGTCGCAAGATTTCTGCGATTTTAGCAGAAAAATCAGAACTTAAACCAGGGTGAGATTGTTGATAGGCACGTGTATCGGCTTCATCGGCACGAGCTTGTGCTTGTGCTTTGGTTTCAAAACGTGGAGCCATACTTACAGACGTATAATCTGTGTTTGGTGCAAATTTACCTTTCTCTGGTGCTACATATGGAGTATTAGCTTCCATACGAGCTTGTGCCACATTACTAGGTTCTTGTTGAGCCCTGTAATCCTGTAGCGTTTGTGGTGCTTGTTGAACACCAGCTTTTTCTGCTAACGCCATAGCAATTGGAGAAGGGTTGGCACTACCTCTCCAGTCTGCGAATCGAATTCCCATTTCATTCCTCCTTAGACACCTGGAAAATATCCAGTACGTTGTAAATACTCTTCTTGCTGTTTAAAGTCAGCAAGCTCTTTATTGGCAATCTGTCCACTAGCAATTGTAGACGCTAGGAACGATTTAAAACCCTCCGATGCCAGAAGGAGGTTCCTGTACTCCACTAGACGGTCCTCTTGGCACGTTTTGAGGTTGCTGATTATCCACTCTTGATAGGCCTCCAGCCAATCCTCCAGAAAGGTTAGGGCCGCCGAAGCCTCCGCCCCCAGGTTGCCCTGTTGAATTAAATTGTTGATTTCCGTCTGGTTCATTTCCCGCTCCTCCGAATAATACTTGTAATTCTGGTGGTAATTGCAATAGATATTGTGGTGGCAAAATACCGAACTGAGCATAATATTGTAATGCGTCTGGTGGTAATTGGCTCAATACCTGTTGTTTTAACTGCATTTCCATAACCATACGTTGCTGTGTAACGTTAGGGTCAGTAATATAATCACCATAGTTTTTGAAACCAATACTTTCAATCCACTTTTTAAATAGATTGTAAATATTTTCTGGTGTAGAAACCATGTATCCGCCAGCATTTGCTTGCATTAACGCTGTTAAAAGAGTTTGTGTAGCCATGATAGTAGATTCTTTAGTAGCAATACTGATACCAGCATTAACAATTAAGTCAAAACTACCGTCCAAATCTTCTGGACTAATCTTCAGTTCTTTGTTGGTTAAACGAATTACTGTTTGTTGGTCGATAAACTTTTGATTTAAAGACACCATAAAGCGGAATAGTTCGGATAAACCTGTTTCAGCGAACATACGTGCTACTAATTCAAGACGTTGTGCTGATTGTCCTAAAATAGCACTAATACCTGTAGCTGTTTTATTAAGGCTATTAGCGTCTAAACCTTGATTATAACGAGTAATACCAGTGCGGTTTTCTTTTTGCCCTTCAATCCACTCTAAGAATTGGAATGTTTGTGGTGCTAATGGAGTAATATTCATTGGCATAGCCACTTCATTCATAGAATGACCAGCTTTCATACGAATAACTTTACGCCCTTGCACAAAGTCATCAATATTGATAGCGGATTCGTCTAACAACATCTTAGGGTCGTTAGTCAACGCAACATTTTGCATGATTTGACGTGTTAACGCAACTTTTAGGTCTTGTAATTCGCCAATTAACTCTGCATATGAACGCTTAACCCAAATACGATGAGGGTCTTTTGTAGGAGAAATGGCAAAAAATGGGTGTCTACCCATGTAATTTTGCTCCATACGGATAATCGTATCACCACAAATGGTGATAATCATATCTTCCAAGATACCATCATTATTAATGTCAATTTTTGTATAACATTCATAGATAACCACTTCTTGACGGGCGGTTTGCTCGTCTTTATTTATGTCTACATAGTTATCACCAATAACCTGTTCTACTTGGTCTACGTTCATACCGTTGTAATTGCCGTTAACACGGATATCATCAATATTAGCGTATACGCCTTGTGCTTCACGCTCACGCAAATAAGACATCGTTACTTTACGTTTATGAGCTACGAAGTTGGCTTCTTCTAAAGATTTAGCGTCTGGGGAATATAAAAACTCACTTACTAGAATATTTTCTAATTTAGGTGCGTTTTTTCGATAATACGGCAATTGATAGGTAACAGAGAAGTCACCAAATTGGTCTGGGCCTTGAATGTCTTCAATAGTTACACCAGTTTGTGTAAGAGCCTGTAATGCTTCGTTGTTAAGTACAGCTGTTTCTGTTGTGTATCCCTCTGTACGTTCCCAATAACACTTGATAATACCCATACCAACAATCAAAGAATCTTTCATCCAGTTATATAACACTGTAAAAAAGTTATTTTGTCGTTGTAATTGGTATACCAACAGTTCTTGCATGGTTTCTGCTTTCGTATCATCTTCTTCTGTGACACCAGCAATGGTAATTACTTCATCAGAACCAGTGAATACCTTCATCAAAGATGGTAACGCCCATTCAATTGTGTCGGCTACGTCTGTAGATACAAGGTCAGAGGTCTTAGAAAGAATAGGGAACTTCTGACGGTAGTAATCTTTATCGGCATAATAGATTTCATAACGTTCTCGAACTGCTGGTTCGACAATGGAAGCTTGATACGCTTCTGCACGTTGAATATCGTTCTGCACGTATCGGACTACTGTCTTATTTAAGTCCTGTAATACGGATTCACTATCCATTTAACCTCCTTAATCAAGAATACAAATAATATTAGAGTGAGCCATTAACAGATATTTTTTACCTTCAATTGTAATTTCTTGTGTATATGGCCCAAATTGAACCACGTCACCTTCTTGAACTTCGTTATGTACCCATTTACCATGGTCGAATTTGCCTTCTCCACTAGCAAATACTGTGCCAATGTTTTGTGCTTTTGGTGTGGAACCAAGAATAATGCCACTTTCGGTAGTTTCTTCTTTGACTTCTGGGATAACTAATACGTTGTCATGCAATAATTTCATTACATTGCACCTCCTAATGGAATGTCACTTGTACTTACATTACTAAAGTTACTAACAGGTGGAACAGCAATCTGACTGATATAGGCTAAAGCGTCAATCAAGTCATCGTGTAACCCTTTAGGGAAACTTTGTAATTCACTTTCGAGTTCTGTGAGGAACTTGGCTCCCATAGGGAACCACACACTACCAGTTTTAAACCGTGGTTGAAGAGTAGCAATACGTAATTCCTTACGACTAGACGCTTCTAAGTCCTTAACTGTGAACCAAATATTACGTTTAGGCATTTCTTTTTCTAGGTAATGTTTTACTGAAGCTTGGTAAGCTACTTTTTCTACACCTACATAGATAGGTCTATACTTTTGTACCGCTCTAAAAATAGCGTCAATTGTTTGTGATGGGTCATACCTATCATAATCAACATCTAAGATAAACCACTTATTATCTGGGTTTACTGCCACCGTGCAAACTACTGTATAATCGGCACTTTCTTTTTCAGAAATAGCCAAATCGACCGTAGTATAAATAGAACAATCTTCTAACTTTAACTCGTTAGGAGCGTAATACATAAAGTATTCTTTCTTAAACATTTGACGTTCTGGAGAAATAGCAATACACATTTTTTCTCTTTCCCAAATGTCTAGCTTGCCTAACGCTCTCCATGCTTCTTTCTCTTCGAGAATTTCCCCTACTGGGAAACGTTCTGGCCAATTGGAAGCTCCTTCATCGTCCATAACAGGAATACGTAAAGCATTAAATTTAAGCAAGTCTTTATTCTCGATAACCTGTTCAATCAAACATTTCTCGCCAAGGTTATTACCAATCATAAAGATACGAGTCTTCTTACCAAGGAAATAAGCGTCTGATAAAAACCAATCGTAGTCATTACTTTGTACAGTATCTGACATGGAATCTTCAACGTCTTGTGGGTCGTCAATTACGATAATATCTGGTCGCTTATCACCCCATAACAAACCACGGATAGAAGAACCTTTACCATATGCTTCCATACGGACACATATTTCTTCGCCCTTCTCGTCGGTCACAACACACTCGAACGCTTTTTCTGATTGTTGTTTAACCTTCACCAGGTTCAAACTTAAAAACTCATTGGAAACGTATGTTTCAGCAATTTCTTTTAATTGCTTACTAGCCTTAGTTTGGTTGGCCATAATGAACACAATATAATTGGCTTTCTTAGAAGGATATGTTAAACGATACAAAGGAAACGCCCTTAGTACGAAACTCGACTTCGCTGATTCACGGAACCCTTCAATGGCAAAGTGCTTGTTCTCATGTAACAAAATGTCACTCCACTTATAGTGGAACCAAGCTGGCTCTACTTCTTCTTCGATAGGTAGAAACAATCGGTGGAATGTAACTAAATTCTCTTTCCCTCTCCTAAATGCTTCCGCTATCTTATCTTGTGCAGTAGATATAAAACCACCTCCTATAGTTAATAAAGCTCATTATCTCTGGAGGTATTTATATATAAGTGTAAATATAATTCAAAAATTAATTTTACTGGTAACGGTCTATTTATATAGGGGGTACCCTTTTGGAAAGCCCCACCCTCTTATAAATCTGGGGAAATAATGGAATATTCCAGGCAACTTCTTATAAATCTGGGGAAAGGTGGAATGTTATAGGAGAAGGTTTATAAATCTGGGGAAAGGGTCTCTAAACTGGCGGGGGTGACATGGGGGGCGTGTAATGCGAAGCCCCACCCCTTGACTAGATGATTCTCAATCTCAAATACAGGGTAAAAAGTAGGCAATTACCGATAAAGAGAAGTAAAAAGGCTGTAAAGCCAGTAAATACAACGATTTCCAGGATATATAACTCATGTGGTTTAGTGTAACCATCGAAAGCAAGCAACCAAGCAAGCAAGTAGATAGCTCTTAAATAACTGAATATAGGTGAGTAGCTGTATAGGCTATCTGTTAAGGGTTTCAATATCTTAACTCAATATATTAAACACTTAACGAAAGAGGTAACTATCATGACAATTAAAAAATCTATCAATACAGCTAACAAAACTACAAAATCTACTGTAAAGGCAACTGGTAATACGTTTACCTTAAAGGACGGCGTATTGACATTGAAAATGGCTATTGAGTTTAACAAAACTCAAACAGGGCTTAAAATTAATGATTTAATTACCGACCCTAAGGGATATAAAAAGGCTGTTTTCACTGATAAAGCTGGCAATACTTTAACACTATTTAAAACTGGGTTTGAGTATGAAAGCAAGGTAAAAAAAGAAAAGCCAATTACTGTTGATACTAAAAAACTTGACGTGCTAGATGATGATGAAAAGACAGCCCTCATGGCTATCCTTTCAAAATTAGCATAACTATAACAGCCTTAACAGGTAGTCTATAGAGTTACTCACCTAAAAAATCGATGTTATATATTTAGGGTACATTTATTTTTAAAATCCCCTAAAATTCCGCACTTTTTGCGGGAATGTTATAGCATCGTAAAGAAAAGTATTTTTTAAATGGAGGATATTTTAATGAAAATCTTTATTAACTATGCTTTAACCAATGCTTTTCGTGTGGCTAAAAGTCGTGACAAAATCAGTGCTATTAAGCATATGATACATCACGGTATGGAGCCTATTAAGGCTACACGCTTTATTGAGGCTATGTCTAAGGATATAGAGGATACTTGGCAAGCACAAAAAGCATTTTGTTTAACACGTAAAAGCACGCTGAAATGCTATGATACAGCCGTATTACCTAGTTTTAGGTGGTATGATATTTTATAAAGAATTGGCTAGTTTACGGACTAGCCTTTTTTTGCGTTATAATACCGAACATATATTCTATTTATAAATAATAATTAACAAATTAAATTATTGTATACAATATATTAAATTGTATAGGGTTATGAGTTTATGAATACAGGTGCTACAGTCTTATTACTATATAGGGTTATTCTCTTATATAGGGTTATTGATAGGGAATTTATTTTTTCTTTTCCCCGTTTTTAGCCTTTGCCTTGATATTGGCTTGTATCGTGCTTTGCATTGCCTGTATAGGCAACGTGTTGTATATTGGCTTATGAGTGAATTATAACGCTTGTATGTGTTACTATATTTTAAGAATAGCCCTAGAATTGATTATATAGCCCTCTAAGCCCTTTTTATATCTCTTTATGTATAATCACTCTATCCAATCATTTAAAACACCATACGGAGCGAATAAACGAATTTTATTTATAGGTACATACGTTTGTATGTATCTTTTTTTATTACCTGTATTGATACATATCTATATATAGATACATGATACGGAATTTATTTTTCTTATTCCCTGTTTTTAGTTTTATATATATTCTGTTTTCATCTTTTTATCATTTCACTTTTTCACCACTAACATTTATCTTACTAGTTGATTCTCATTGCGAAACCGTCAAGGTGCCTAAGATGTCGATAAGCCACGAACCCAGCAATCATCACGATTCTGGCGTTTTGAAATTCATGTGCTACAGTGAGTGCAGTCGATGAGTTCGATAACCCAACGACTACACATACACACACTTATGTGTGTAGTGTAAATATCCAGTATTTATTAAAAAGGAGTTTACTATGGATATTCAAACAGTCCAAGCGATTGGACAAGTACTCGCATGGTCAACAGTGCTAGTTGGCTATGTAATTATGGCAATGTTTTTCTATTTTTTATTAAAAAAGTGAGGTCTTTATTATGGAAAAGCAAATTATGGATATTCTCAATAAAGCATGTAGAGGCTATGTATGGGGTGAAATGTATGTAGCCCAAATCTGGCAAGTCATAGATAAAGAGAATTTGTCAGAAAAAGAAAAACAGAAGTTACTATTCAAATATATTCGTCAACTAGAAAGTACTACGGACTGCGAAATTGATATCGACGACCTCGATAATATTTTAAATGCAGAGTATTCGGTCGAAGTCCTAAAAAAAGAAATGAAAGAGGCTGAGAAAGACGGCTACCCTACTGGTTGGTATATCGGAATGATTGAACAATTAAAATCAGAAAAGGAGAACTAAAATGAAACAATATGTATTTAACGGAAATATCTACAACTGTGAATTGTTGACTGAGAACATGGAAACCAAGAAACTCTTTTATTTTTTGAGAAGCGTGGATAATCCTAGCGACGTTATTAAAGTCGCAAAGGACGAAATGCCAGAAGAGTACTCACCAAAAATGGTGAAATTCCAAGCTGGCGATATTGTTAGAGTTAACAACTCGTACATCGACCATATCCAATGCGATATGGAATTTGATGTGAATGTACGGCCTACGGAACACATCTTAGACTCCAATGGAGTCAAAATCACTGCTGGTCGTGAGTATATTAGCACTGACGGCAAGTTTTTTAAAGTTGGACAATACGATATCCTTTGGCAATACGAAACCGCACCAGGGAAAATTGATGGTGCCACATTGGTTGATGCTGATTCTGTTAGCTTCTTTACTAAAAGAGCAATAAAGAACCCAGTTCATCTACAATACAGAAATATGGACGTCGTTGCAGATACAAGCGAATGTGTGCAATCTACATTGTCTGGAGAGTATATACCAGCTATATGGTGTAACCGTTACATCGAAAACGGCGATGAAATCGTCACATATAACGATATTCGTAATGGACTAACCGACGATTATGAAATCTGCGAGGAATGTGGCGATATATACCACACCGACGATATGACGGATACACGTGATGGTCGTGTTTGCATACATTGTCGTGACAACTCTTATATGTGGTCTGATGTCATGGAGCAATATATTCATGAAGATGAGTGTGTTTGGGTTGGCGACGAAGTTATGACAGACAGCTATCGGGAAGATAACTACACCCAATGTGATTGTTGTGGTGAGTGGTTCGATATTGAATATGAGGGTGGTACATCAGACGATGGCTATGATTTATGCGACAGCTGTATTAATGATTATCGATTAGACAACGGCTCTGTCTACTACAAAGATAGTGGCTATATCCGTTGTTATCACCCAGATATTGACCTTCACTTTTATGGTAACGGACCTAAATTCTTAGGGTGTGAATATGAGGTGCAAGGTGGCGGTTGCAACTCTAATATCGCAGAAAGTATCTTTGGCGATTACAAAGAATTCTACTGCTCTTCCGATAGTAGCCTTGACGAAGGGTTTGAGGCAATTACTCACCCTTGCTCACCGAACTATCTACTAAGCAATATCGATTGGGAAGAAATCACAAAACGCCTAGCTCGCAACGATTATGATGACGAAGAGGGTGCTGGATTTCACGTCCACATTAGCCGTGCACACTTCAAATCCCAGTCTCATATTGGCAAGCTCATCAAATTTTTCAGTGAGAATTATCAAACTCTAATGGAATTTGGTAATCGTGATTGGGATAACGCAACAGATTATGCCGCACCAACAGAATATGACGATGATGATAAATTCATCGACATTTATAACGAAACACGTGGAAATAGATACCACGCAGTAAATGTGTGGCCAAATGCTACAGTCGAAATTCGTTTGTTTAACACAACGTATCGACCAGAAGTAATTCGTAGTTACATTCAGTTTGTGGATATTATCACTGACCTAGCGAATGGGCTTTATTGTGACATGACATTCGAAAACGTTCGTAAAGAGGCTACAGAACGTGGCTATAACGAACTTGTAAATTACATGAACAAGCAAGGTATTTAATTATAGGAGGACAAAATAATGTGTGTGATTGCAGTATATAACAAAGAATTAGAATTAAATAAAGCGGAATTACAGGAATGTTTTGATAACAACCCAGATGGTGCTGGTTTCATGTATTTTGACGAGAAATCGCAAAAAGTACATATTTCAAAAGGCTACTTTACTTTTGATAGCTTATGGAAAGAGCTTGAAAAGCTCCCTACCAACATTGACCGTGTTATTCACTTTAGAATAGCAACATCTGGTGCTATTGGTACTAGCACCTGTCACCCATTCCCTGTATGTAATGACTACAAGAAAATGGGGTTAGGTGATAGCTATTCTGACATTGGACTAGCACACAATGGTGTAATGTACGAGTATACACCACTCAAAGGCATGAAAGCCAAACATTCCGATACCATGCAATTTATCAAAACTATGGTTTACCCATTAGGTAAAGCGTTATGGATTCCACAAGTACAAGAATTACTGGAGGACCATGTGAGTGGCAATAAATTCGCTATCGTCGCAAAAGACCAACTGGTAATATTAGGCGATTTCGTACAATCAAAAGAAAGCCACGCCTTATATAGCAATAGTAGCTACAAGCCCTATGTACCCACAAAAAGTCAATGGCAAAACTATTATTTCTCTAAGCCAGTTAAACAAACATCGTTCGATTATGACGATTTTGATACTAGCAGTTATGTTATTGATGATGGTTATGGACCTTATGAGGTATATCCAGTAGAACTCTTTACTGGAAAAGTTACCGATGATAAAGCAGATGAGTTTATCGACGCTTTTTATGATGTAGCTGATAGCCTTGGTTGTGGTGTACACGATTTTAAAATGAAAGAATACAGTATTGTGTTTTACGTTGATGACCCTACTATCATGGACGGTGAGAATGTCCTAGGTAAACACGTGTTAATGGGCAGTTTAAATTACGGGAAAGGGAAGTAATAACTTCCCCTCTTCCCTACTATGAGGTGATAGCAATGACTGGAATAGAATTATTTGAAAATTATTTTAAACAAGGAGATGTGTTTGTGTGGCATCGTCTAATTAGCAGTGTTCCTATAATGTGCGAGATTACAGATATTCAACCCGATTACGACAATATGCTGTGTAGAACATCACGCAAAGACAGTAGATTAGGTTATGACCATAGCCATGGTACATTATGCAAACTAAAAGAAAATACTCCTCATATATATAAATTAATAGAGGATTATTTAGAAGGAGAGTGGGCAAAATGACAGCTCGTGAAATATTCGAAAGCTATTTTAAATGTGATGATGAATTTGTATATATGCCAGATGAAACACTACAACAACGCTTTAAAGTATACGATATGCGACGGAATGAAATTGAAATGGCTGTTATCAGAATTAGTTCCCCTAACCAACCATTCACATACTTTTTCAAGCTACACAGTGAAATGCAGAGTGTTTACAAGGTAATTCAAAAGTTTAGAAGATGAGGTGATGAAATGCATAATAGACTTCCCCTACTCCCTCATCAAGCACAAGGCGTGAAATACATACTCAATAATAGTTCCGCATTTGTGTGTGATGATATGGGAATGGGTAAAACCCGTACAGTAATTGAAGCCATGTTTAAAAGAGGTCAATTCCCTATCTTAGTAATATGTCCAGCTAGTTTAAAAATTAACTGGAAAAACGAAATTGAACGTTGGATTGGTGTAACAATTCCAATCGATGATTTATCACAAAACGTGATTATTACTAACTACGGACGTATGAAAAAATACAAGTTCGATATTAAAGATATACCAGTAAAACAGCTGGTACTTGATGAAAGCCATTCTTTCAAAAACGATAGTAGTCAACGTACAAAACTAGCGTTGGAATGGTCTAAACGGATACCATACAAGATACTAATTACTGGTACACCAATGCTTAACAGACCAAACGAATTAGTTACTCAAATGCAGATTTTAAATAATATTCACAAGGTAGGTGGTGCAGAATATTTTCTTAATACATATTGTAATCCTCGCCATAGTCAATACGGAATTGATTATAGCGGTGCTAGTAATCTTAAAAGATTACACAACGTTATGAACAAGATTTGGTTAAGGCGTACAAAAAAAGACCTGGCTAATCAGTTGCCATGTAAAACAATCGTTCCTATACCAATTATAGAAATGGAACAACCAGCTCCCCATTCTTTCAGTGAGATTGAAAGATATGACAAAGCGGTATTACGGTCTAAACTTCCACACTCGGTAGATTTCATAAATCAGTTGGTAGAACGTGGCGAAAAAGTAGTCGTGTTCGTACATCATAAGGATATTGGCAAAGCATTAAACCTAGCGTTCCCAGAAGCAAGTGTTATTGTAGGCGGTCAATCATCTAGTATCAGACAAGTAAACATAGATAACTTTCAACTAGGTGATACACAAGTAATTATATGTAGCTTGCAAGCTAGTGCAGTAGGCTTAACGCTCACATCAAGTAGATGTGCAGTGTTTATAGAGTATCCTTGGTCCCCCGCTCTATTAGCTCAAGCACAAGATAGAGTACATCGGTTAGGTCAAAACAAAGATGTGTTTATCTACTACCTGTATGGTAAAGGTAGTATTGATGAGTACAGATTAAATACAAATAGTTTTAAGAAAGCGGTCATTGATTATGTAGTAGATGGAGGTGCTTTATAATGAGTATGTTTGAAAGATATTTAAGCGAAGAATTTGATGAACCAATCGAAAAGTGTTTTGAAGATTTAAAAAATACACTTGCTGTAAAAAAGAAAGGTAGTAATACTGTATTATATTATATTTATGGAGACTATGTAGTAGAAGCTGTAATGAGGTGGTTTTCTCTTTCCGACAAGAAAAAAAGCCAACTAAAAAAAGACTATCTAAGATGGCTTGTGGATAATCATAAAAAATTTACACTTATTGATGATACATATTTTGTATATGAAAAAGCCGAAGTAAAACGCATGAAAAAAGAAATTATAGCTAAATCGAATAAAATTTTTATTAACGGAGAGGATAAATAAAATGTTTGATGGAATTTATATCACAAAATCATACGGAACATGGTTTCCTTTTAAATGTGAATGTGAAACTGAAAAATTACGGCCATTTGGTTGTACATATGTAAACGCCTGGACGCCTAGACTAGATAGATTGCAAGAAAGCCCATACGATTTTGTGTGTAAAGAACCAATGTCAACCAATGATTGGAATGGTATTTATAAAGTAATTGAAATGTATAGATAAGGAGAAATACTGATGGAAAAGAAAATGACTAAAGAACAAATGTTAAAAATTATTGCTGATTTCGCTGATTTGATGGAATACATTTACAACGAAAGAATGTACTGGTACGAACAACGTGGGAATATGGATAAAGCACTATCTGATATCCACCACGCTATAGAAAATGATTACGATGAGAAAGACAGCAACAAATACGCTAAACTCATGTATGAAGTAACAAAAGAACGCCGTAAATACAAAGATATGCAAGAATTATTCTTGCCAGTGTACAACGCATATAAAAGTCACCCTACCCTATCTTCCGCTATCTGGAATATGAGAAAGTATGACGGAATGATTAAGGAAGGACGTACATACGAACCTAAAATTTTACACGAGCTATTTGAGAAAGGAGGTCATTAATATGAATATTGTATTGCAACAGTATAGCAGTAGTTGCTATAACGTGTGGGAAAATGTATGTATTAATGATAAATCAGATGTTTTAGATGGACTTAACGGTCTGTATAGAGTACATACATATCATGAGGAAATATATAGGAAAGAATTAAGTCTCTGTAACTGGAGTTACAAAGATTTATATCTAGTAAAAGAAGTGTATGGTGGTTTTGTAGAAAAAATACAGAAAGGAACATATTAATATGGTTAATGTAGTACAACAAGGTTGGAGTCAAAATCATTACAATGTGTGGGAAAATGTGGACCTAACGAAAATGGTTGGTCACAACACATCATTAGAGGGTCATTATTTAGTTCATAGCCTAACTGGACAATCCAAGAAAGAGTTTAAACAAGATTGTTACTGGACGTGTGATGAGTTGTATATTATTAAAGATATTTATGGTGGGTTTTTAGAGTTTTTAAAAGAGTAGGTGATATGATGCAACACTTTATTTATAGATGTGAGGTAACAGAATCATACTGGAGCATTGACGCACAAAGCTCTACGTGTTCTGACAGACACGTTAGAATGTATGGAGCCAGCGTATGTTCTATGAGTACTTTATTGAACCTTGCTACAAGTGAAGATTTCACACTTTGGAAACAGGACGTTGATAAAATTATCGAAGATTACAGACTAAAAAATGATGATAAAACAGACACATGGTTGTTAGCAGTATAAACAGGAGGAATTATTATGTTGCAAAGTAAATATTTAACACAAGAAGGCATGGAAATTACGTTAAAAAAACTATATAACAATGGGTGGAGATATATCTTTAGAAGAGGATATATCGATGAATTTTATGTGTCGAAGGAAAAACCAGGTTACTCTGAAGAGGATGTACTCATTTTCGACCCAGAACATCAGGCTCGTTTGGGTAATATATTAATCGCACTTATAGCAGACGCCTTAAAAGGACGCAACTATGTTGAAATAGAGGACCATATTGATGAAGTTGATTGGTCTACTGTTAAAGTAGATACGCCTGTATTAGTTAGTTCATGTGAAGATGGGCAATGGACAAGACGTTATTTCGCTGGCTACAATGATGGAAAAGTGTATACATGGGACGGCGGTGCAACATCGTGGTCAACAGACGATGAAAATCAGATATCTTGGTGGACTTATGCAAAACTATCAGAAGATTAAGGGGGCTTACTTATGGATATGATTGTTAGAGATTGTGATTACCTGGAAACAGGCATTGATTGGATATATTGCGAAGATTGCCTTGCAGTAACAAAATGGGTTTATAATCGATACGGTTCTCAATTCAGTTTGGCTAAGGCTTGGAGAAACAATGAATTATTAGGATTGCGTGGCACTATATGTTCTAATCTGTCTGATTTTTACAAAGTTATAGAAGCATACAAATAAAAAAGTGGCGAGGATATTATTCCTCG